TTAGTATTAGGGTTTGTGAGATGATATACCTTATTTTGTTTGTTGGGGGGGGGGAGTGCTTGTCTACTGAGCATATCTTCTGATGACCTGGTAAGGTTTCTGAATCTGTATATCCTACAAAGTCATAAGTATCAGTATTATCTGTCATGGTAGAGAATATTTCTATAAGCCAAGTAAAGTCCTCTAGAGGTACTCTGTCTAGCCATTCCCATCCGATTGGGTATTGGTTTACTGTTATGATTGGTTCCATATTATATGTCTTTTATGGCAGTGGTAGTTTGAATGAATTTTATCTCTTGGGATTCAAGGTGAACATATTCGAAGTATTCTTGGATTTCCTCAATGGTGTTGAATACCATATCTGGGGCGTATACTCCATTTACTGCAGCTATGATTTCTGATTTAGCCCTGTTTGGGTCTTCTTGAAAAGAATGATAGCAAAGACTCATTTCATTGCAGTTATCGCTAGTATCTTCGATGATGACTAAAGTTGTTAGTGTTAGTTTCATGATGTTAATTGAGTTGAGGGTTAAACTTTGGTTTACCTAATAGTACGGTACGTGGGCGTTCATCTTCATCCGGGATTCCAAGTATGAGATACATATTAGGATCTTTGGGTATTTCGAAATAGAATCCCGGTTTAGGTTCATCTCCATTGAATGATACATGTATTATTTCGGTGTTTTTTAGTAATCCATTTAGTTGTACATGGGATAAATAATTGCGAATAGCCGTATGAGGTTCTTCGGGATTGTTATCCAATGAGATGAGCATATCGTTAAACCATTCGGGATGGTTGCATAGTTTGATTAATTGGTTTTTGATGTATTCTGTCATAGGTTATAATATTTTAATAGGTCCTCAATGAATTGTTCCTCTTCTTCAAAATAGTCCTGGTCTAATACATATTGAGATACGTAATGATGATAGAGTGGGCCAAATAATAGGGTAAATAGTTTACCCTTAGCTTCATCGGCAATTTGTTGAAGTTCATCGGCCTCTTCTTCTGAGAGTTCAAAGATTTCGTTTATTATTCGGTCATTGGCAGTTTTCCAAGTTTTTACCAGTTCCCTGGCCTGTTCATGTATCTCTGAAGGTAATGAGTCTAAGATATGTTTAAGTTCTTCGGTAATCATAATGTTATTTGTTTATGGGTTTAGCAATTACTGATATGAATCCTTGTGGATATAAGGTATACATAATCTGATAGTTCCCTGTGGGCAAGAAGACTTGCATTATATTTGCAAGTAAGGGATAGATTTTCCATTGGTTTTTCTCTAGAAAGTTATTCCAGTCATCAAATTCTTCTGGATAATTACCCGATAGTTGGATATGGTACTGTTCCTGGTCAGCAATAAATAGGTTAGTTACTACCTGGATTTCGTCTGATTCCTTTTTATATTGGGTAATTGGGTACCAAAGTCCTTCGGTTTTCCATTTATTAAGTTGGAACAGAGACATGCCCTGTTCCAGTACGTTGAGTAATTTATATAAGTTTACCATAGTGATTATTTGTTTAATTGGTTAAATAATTCTGATACTGCAAGTTGTTGGAAGATTCCTGTTTCCCTGTGGTCTGATTCCCATTTTTCGATAGCATTGTAGATATTGGTATATTGGGATATCATGTCCTCATCTTGTTCATCGTCTTGGATAAATTCCCGGAGATGTTTTTTGAGTCCGGTTATGATATAATCCTGATGTTCAGGGGTTAATTGAAGGATTCCGAATAAGATAGCCTCTACCTGTGAGGGTGAATAATCATAATATTGGTCGTCGGCACCCTTTGTTAAGTCCATGTGAGAAATAATGTTTTCTCTGAGATTTTCGAAGAGAACTTCCTCTGAAGCATATGTGATGATATATCCCGAGATATAAGCAGCAAAAAGTTCATCCTCTAAGTCGATTGAGTAAACCTGGATATTGGTAGCTTCCTTGTTAATGAGAAGACCATCGGAGTAATCATAAGTATAAATGGGGTGGGAAGCAAGCAGTTCCCGGATGGCCTCTAAATTTTTTAATTCTTTCATAACGTGTCTATATTAAAATTATTTGAGAAATATTTCTCACTGCAAATATACAAAATTATTTCTAAACTTGTTTTTATAACTACTTTTATTTTTATAAATAGGGAGGTTCTGGGAAGTGTTTTGAATGCTTCCCAGAGGGTTTTGTTAATATTGCCCTGTCATAGTAATGATAATGAAAAGGGATTCATCATTGAAATGTACCTGGATAGTATCTCCATAGGAGTTTGACATGTAATGAGAATTAGGGTTAAGTTCTTTTAATGGGTGATGTTCATCCCAATGAGAATTAATGAATTCTATCACGTATTGTTCAAAAGCATCGGATTCTCTGCAGTAGGTTTCTACCTTTTCGTAATCGTCTATGGGATAATCCCGGAATTGGAGATTAAGAGTTCCCATATATGATTCATCTGGGTTTGAGATTTCATTAACTGATTGAGCAGTGTAACCAAAAGCATCAAGAGTTCCATTGAAGTAACCCATAATGTGATTTGAGATTTCGTTAATAGTTGTCATAAGAAATAAGTTTTGTGACCCTGTTCGAGGTCGGTTAATAATTATATTTATTTTTTTATTTTCTCTTATGCAAATATAGAAATAATATTTTAAATATGCAATAATTAAGGGAGCCCAGATGTTAGTGTTTCTGAACTCCCTGAGGATATATTAACTGGTTAGGGATTAGTATAATTCATCGGCCAATAATGGTTCCTTGGGCTTATTTAATTTCTCCTTAGAACGTCTGGTAGCCCAATTCTCGTAGGGTTTGTAACTAAAGGTACGAGTTGTTTCATCGTATGCAGCATATACCATTTGTTTACGGGATATTCTCCTCCCGTAAGTTTTCTTAAGATTAGCAAACCAATCTAGATACTCCTGTAAAGAGTTAAAGATTTCTTTGTGCCCGTCTAAATCATTTTTAGGACGGGTCTTCCATGTTGCTTCTATATAGCATTGGTGTAGGGTAATTGAAATAAAGTATCTGCACCAGCTACCACCAAAGATAGTGCCCGTGGAGAATTCTATCTCCCGAGCAACTAATGGACTAACGTTATATTTTGTCATGAGATTGAGAAATTAAGTTGGAAAATCCAGTTGTTTCTATCGAGTTGATTGAATGATATGAACCTACCGTCATTATCGGTAAAATCATTCATGAATTGAATTGCAGCATCTGCCAGTTGACCCTTATAGGGATTGGTATTTGCAGTTATCATTGATTCGAATGTAAATGTATAATAGGTAGTCTCATATATTTGGATTTGGTTGATATCCAAGCAATTGAGTTTGTAATCCTCTTCCAGTTGAATGAGAAGTCCCATTAGAAGATTTAAGAGATGACCCTTTTCATCGGAGTCAAGTTCAAATGTAGATTTCTTTTCTAAGAAATTGCGAACTACCTTAGTTAGTTCGTCTGCCTGATTGTAAGTTACTGAGTTCGTTTTCATATTTTTGTCTATTTTAAAATTGATATGCAAATATAAGCATTTTTATTTTTATAGAAAAATATATCTAATTTATTTTTAGGGAGGCTGAGGATGTGTACACGCTATGAAAGGCAGTGGATTAGACTGCCTTTCAATTATTAAGGTAATTGGGGAGTTAGCAAATATAGAGCCTCTCTTATAATTGAACTCTCCATAGGTTCTAAAGAGGGTTCCTTGTTCATTAGTCCACCTTTCTTCTTTTCGTTTTCAAATACTTCATGTATGGCTTGCTTTAGTTTAGTAGCTAATACCTCTGATAACTCCTGAGATTTAAGAGAGATAAGTAACCCTTTTCGTATTTTCTCAATATCTTGGTCATTCTCAGTAATGGGTTTTGCTTCTACTAATTCTTGTATACCCGAGGAATATTCATCTAACAGTTCATATCCCAAATGTTGTAGGTCATTAATGAAGATACTGAATTCATCGTAAGTAAGTCTAGTATCAAAACCTACCCCATGGTATAGTTGTACTAAAGGTGTAAGGATTCTCCTCAATGTATTGAAATCCTTTAGGTGGTCTAATTTTATTTCAGACCTAATAGGTACTTTATATACCTTTTCACCCTTCAGTACTACTAACAGAACCATTAGTCTTGGTGGTAATCTTTTCTCGTTCATAAGCAAGTTTTTGTATTATGAGTTGTACATAGGTATTTCTCTCTTTATAGATAAACATTACCGATAGAAGTATCTCATGTTTCGGTAATATCATCTGTATGAAATTGCCTGGAGCAATTACAGTAGCTACTACTGGAGAATCCTCCTGAGAGAAATTCTCTAATATCATTTCTGCCCTCTTAATGGGTTCTGGTTTTGTTGGGTCCAAAGTTAGGACTGGAGCAGTTATACATTCCTTGATACCTTGTGTTAAGGCATTGTATAACCATTCATCTTTTATATCCTCTACTTGGAGGTTTTTCATTGTAATCATATCCTAAACCTATTTAGAGTCCATACACCCAGGATATTAGAGAATACCCATAGTTCCCAGTTTTTGTAAAAGTTATAGGGTTTACTGAATTGAGATGTTTGAAATATTATCTGATTTGGTGTTCTAGATAATATTTTTGCATGACAAGTTAATACTCCAGAAGATAATTGAGCTTTAAAAGCTTTAATAATATCTTCATCACTTTTAGTCTCTAATGAGGTAAGCAATTTAATAAATTCTACCTCTACACCTTGAGACATGTTTACATTTCTGAAGGCAAACTTTTCTTTATTCTCCATTTTGTTGATATTTAGATAAGAACTCTTGAGCTAGTTCATCTTGAGTTCTTTCGATTATGTTCTTTACGATTGTTTTATTTTCTACTCTAGCCCACATATATAGCATGCCCAATTGAGCATCCATATAGCAATCTATAAGAGATGGGTCCTTTCTAAATACATCCCATTGTTTTACGAAATTTGTTCGAACCAAATCCCTATAACCCTGGTCTGATATGCCATCTTGGTCTATATAAGCAGATACCCTTTTCTTGACTTCTAAAAGGATTTTCTCTAAGCTTTCGGGTAATCTGAAATTTTCTGGTAAGTTATGATATACCAAAGCATTAGGTATCAATTCCTCAAAGGTAAACTGATTATCGAATAGATTTTTAGGATATCTACCTGAAAATATCAATGGTAGCTTATACCTTAGCAACGATGGTACTACGTCGTATATAGCATAATGTCTTCTATATTCTCGGTACAAGTCAAAATATAGATTCTCATCGAATATACCAGATTTCCTCATTATTGCCTGTAAAGTATTATAAGCAGCATTGATATGAGTATTACTCAATTTGAATACTAAGTTGCCATTTTTAATAGCAATGAGTTCACTACAGCATCTCTTTCGTCTAAATAAGTTCATGTGATTAAAATGTAAAGTCAATGTATATTTTCCTTTTTCCCTTGAGAAATTTTTCGTGATTTGAGTCATCATACTTATGGCAAGCATAAGTCTTAGATGATTTATCATAATGGTCTCTTACCCATACTGGAGCAGTATCAGTTGGTTTTAATTTAAAGTATGTACCCTGATTAACCTTGTTAACCTGAGTCTCTTTGTAAGATGTCTTTGGTAGTTCCATATTTTTGTCTATTTTAAAATTGATATGCAAATATAATTCTTTCTTTTTAAATATGCAATATCCGGATATAACTATGGAAGCTTACTATTTCGGAGGAATTGAGATGCAAATGAGCCGTCCTCTTTCTCTTCTTCCTCAAAGTCTTCATATTGGTATAACTCTGGGTCTTCTTCGTCTGGGTCTATACGCATTTCGATTTCTCTACGTAGTTCATGATGTTCTTTAGAGAATGAAGACATAGCTCCCTTATAATCATCAGTAATTTGCATTAACTCTGCTTTATTAAGGTTAAGACCCTCTTTACTTGTATCTACTCCTTCTTGTTTAGTAGCAACTACTTCAGGTAGAGACTTAATGTCATACCTATCCTCCAATAGTTTAGCCTCTTCTGGTTTATCTAATACCCTTTGTGATTCCAATACGATTTGACGTGCCTCTTCAACAGTGATTGCATTTTGCTGTGTTACGTTGTTCTGTTGATTAAATTGGGCAAAGATATTTGTAGTACTTCCTCCAGTAAGATTACGTACTATTGATTGCAGAGATGTAGAGGATTCAAGCTTTAATTTAAGGGCCTTTCCCAGCTCGGCAGATATAAACGGTACGTATTTCCCTCCCTGAGATTCTCTTAGGATATTAACCTGATGGGCTATTTCCATACGGTCTTCTAATGCCCATGCTAGTTGTTCTCCCATTAACGCTTGAAGTAAATCTTCTGCTTTTTCTTTATCCCATATTCTAGAGCTTAATAGCCTATCTCTCATAAATACCCGTATGTAGTTAATATCTATACCCATACGGTATGAGAATGTATTGATATCATAGGTGATACCACATAATACACCATTACCCATCAGCCATTGATTAATAATGTAGTTGTGTATCTTTATCAGAAGTTCATCATTTGGGTTCTTCTGATATTCTAATGCCATTGCAGTAGTCCCCATAGGTCTTGGGAATCTTACCATTTTATTTTCCTTTTCTGACATACAAATGAGATTTTCTAATATCGGAACTTTCATCATAACCTACATACTCTAAATCGTACCTTACATACAGATTCAAAGATAGGTTATAGAAATATCCCTTATATTTTTTCTTACTTACTGATAAATTAAAAGGTTCACCAGAGATTAGGTCCCTGGTGAATACTAAATTACCTTTCCCAGTGATGGGAATATTAAGGCAAAGTTTATAATCTCCTACCTTAAATTTATTCCCATGCAGGTCTGTGATTTCCCTTGCCATAGTTTGCCTTTTTATGGTTCGTAGGTTTTTTGTCTTGTTTACTACGGTTATGGGTTATCCCCTTTTGCTCTTCGATTAATTTCTGAACCTTTGGGAATAACCTTTGCCTTAAAGGAACTACCTGAGTAGCGAAAAAGGCATTCCATAATTTCTGGGTTAATGGTTCTCCTATTTTAAGTTCTGAGATTGCCCAGAATTTAGTTTCGAAATTCTTAACTATTTCCCTAAATCGGTAGTAGTATATATTGCCAGTCTTTTTATCTATCCCAATTGTGGTAGTTTGGCAATAATCTAGAAATTCTTTACCTAATTCGGATATAAACTCTTCCCTTTTAAAGTCATAATTCTCTTGGTCGAGCTTAAATAATTTTACGTAATCGATTGCTTCCATATAGATTTAGTTTGTGATTATTAAACGAGGTATACTTTCATCTGTAATTTGAAATAAGTACCCTCTTACATCATCCTCATAATAAGAGGACCAATATGTTCTTCTAACTCTGAAATTATCAAGGATTGCCCCTTTGGGTACCCCAGTAATAAATAAGCAATGCTTAGGCATCATTGGAGTAATCTCAAATTTCCCATCCTTGAAATTACCATAGGTACCGTAGTCGGGCATATTACCCGTAAATCCAGTATTCTGTAATATGTCTTGAACCAGAGTAGTTTGGGGTATTTCCTTTTGGTTACATTCTATGGTTAACTTCGATTTGCCTATATATAGGTCTTTAACTATTTCTCTAAACATTTGTATACGATTATATGGGTAATACCATTTTTCTTGAAGTAAAGGTTATTCTGTGAACGTTCCTCTAACTTCTTTAATTCTCTTCGAGATTCAGTACAAATTCTATCAGATTTCCTTAATATATCTGATACATTATCCCAGATGGGTGCCATTGGTTCTACTGGCCCTGCATAGATAACCTTATGTTTAGTTTCTATTTGGGGATATTTAGATTTATACTGATATTTGCCTTTGCAATAAAGTACGTTATACTTTTCGGGTTCGTTTCTTTTTTCGTTTTCCATTTTTGTTAGGATTAATGTAATCGGATATTTCATCAAGTTGCCCTAAAAGCAATGCCTGAATGAAAAGGTTTATAGGCCTGAAAAAGAAATTCCTTACGTTATTGGTATTTATATACCAATCGTAAACGATAAAGAACTTCTTAATCTTGGAGTGCTTAAGTGAATGTTGGATTAGATAGGACTTACAACATCGTTTATGTAATTCTACCAATTCTTTGTCCTGCTTAAGCATCTCTTTATCAGAGAAGATAGTGTAATCCATTTTGTATGAATTGAGATGCCCAGGTAATTATCCCGGGCACCTGGTTAATAAAGGTTTATGCAACTTGTTCTGGTTTGAGGACCTTCTTTCTGAAGTCCTCGTATGCTTTAGCAGCAGCCTTGAATTCCTTGGAGTTCTGGTCCTTGATACGAGCCATTGCAAGTTCCAATCGATGGAGTTCGTTTCGAGTTTGTTGTCTCCATTTCTTCCGAGCAAGTGTATCAACTACATCGGCAGGATATACGTATTTAACTTCCCGATTAGAAATTACCTGTTCGATGATGGATGGTTTTTGTTGTTCCTTAACTTCCTTGACAACCTGTTCCTTTTTGGAAGTTTTGGTTTTAGGAGAGAGTTCTACCAATTTGGCATTGGAAAAATTAGTGGCAGCTTCTTGAGCATCTTTTACCAATTCCTTTTTAGTCTTTTTGGCCTTAGGAGCAGAAGCCTTAGCAGTCTTAGAATTTTTAATTCCTTCAAGTTGTTCGGCAACCTTAGTTGCAACCAGGTTAGTAACCTTTGTTTCATTCTTTTTCATAATGTCTATATTTAAAATGTTAGTAAAATGATTAATTTCTTTTTCTGATACAAATATAAGAACTTTATTTTAAATAGAAAAATTTTATTTGAATTATTTTCTATTTACTCGGGTTAATCGGCTAGGAAGTCGAAGATTTCTGGAGGATAGTTAATTTCATCCTCTGGATCATTTATGTAATCTTCATAATCCTCGTTATATTTATCGTAAATGTTATCTTGTGATGTATTGGGTACCCTTGTACATCTTTCAGGATATTTCTTTACGAAGTCATAGGCTTCTTGAGTAGTCATTACCTTGTCTGAGGTAAATTCGTAGGTTACATAAGAATAAGTTTCACCCAATCTAGAAACTTCATATTGCTGGTATCCAGATTTCTCAATCTTATAGATTTGATTTTCTGGAATCGTTTCTATTTCTACCCTATATTTATACCATTGCTTCTTCTCTTCTTTTGGTTTAATGCCCATGCTATCTTGAAGAGAGATTAACTTGGTTATGGGACTTTCAAAATGAGAAGGAGCAGTGCTCACTTCTACTGGATGAGTTTTATTCTCACCAATAAAGTAAATCACTGCCCCCAGGGTTACCAGGCCCAATATGAATTTAGTTTCTGAGTTCATAACCTGTAGTTTCGAATTTATTTTTAATGTTCTTTGCAAGGTATTTACCTTTTGATTCTGCTTGATGTAAACCGTTGCAGATTTCATAAGGTACATCATCATAGCGATAAACTCGATTACCTTTAAAAGCAACCCAAAGTTGTTTCTTCTTTGAGTCATAACCAAAGCCCTCAATGTTAGAGGATTCGCAAGGAATCATTTCGACTCCGGTGTTCATTTCTACTGATTCTAAGTATTCGTTCTTTTCCATGTCTATATTAAAATTTTAAAAGTGTTAGTTCTGGGTGGAATTTGAGATTTGCCCTCTGGAAGATTGCCCAGGTACCAAGTACTCCCTGAGAATTAGTATGTACCCATTCATCTTCCATTCTGAATAATATGTGAGAGCATACCAGCATTTGGTATTCACTTAGCATATTTATCAGTTGAGGAGTATTCTCGATTTCCACGTATAATTCAATGTGCTCATCTAGTGCTCGAATTATTTCGTCATCCTCAATCTGAAGGAGTTTTTTGATTAAGTCTTGGGCAATATCATTCCCATTTTTAACATCCTCTTTGATTGAGTTGAGTGATTCAATTTGAATACCAGCAATGAGCTTTACGATGTCTTTTGTTTCCTTGTCCATAATTAAATTTTCTTTATGCAAATATACTAAAATTATTTTATATAAAATACTCTTTTAATAAATACGGAGGTAAGTGTTAGCGGTTCTTGATTTCCTCTATCTTTTCCTTGATTGAGTCGGGGAAGATAGCATCATCTACCCATCGCATAAAGAATTTAGAAGGCTTCTTTTCTGGATTGAGAAGTAATTGTCTTTGCTCTGTAGAGAACTTAATACGTTCATCTTCCCTCATATACTTTGGAAGTTTAGTGAATTCTGCCTGAGAGAAGGAGATTACGTTTTTACCAACTTGGGCCCTTAATGGTTTCTTCCTTTCCTTATAGAGATATGGGATAATCTTTTTCGAGGGTCCCCCAAGAATGCTAAAACCAAAGATTACCATTGGGTCAAATTTATCTGCTTTTGGGTCCTTAGCTCGTTTGATACATCTTGCCATCCAAGAGAATGAATTTGGATATTGCTTATTGTCTGTTGCTTCTCCCACATCTTTTTTATTAAACTCAAATCCAGGAAAGTGAAATAGAAAGTCCTCAGTAAGAATAAATACAAATCCCAATCCCCTAAGATATTTAATAATATCTTGTTGACTTTTACCCTCTTCAATCATTTTTTCTACATCTGCAAGAATATCCTCCCTTGGTGATTCCAATTCCTTAGTTGTAGACCCTGCAGGTCTTCCTCTGCCCACATTAGGTGCCTTAGCAGGCAATGTACCAGATAACCTATCTAAGTATTCTTTGAAGTTATCAATATCTTGTTTATTAGTAAGAGTTACTTCTACTCTTATGGGACCGTTATGCTGTACCTTTGGACCTGAATTCATCTCGGTATAGGCATCTACCAACCTATCAGATAAGGGAGTACCATTCTCTGATAGTGTAGTGATTCTAAGTTTTGGTTTATATACTTCTTGTTCCATTTTCAACTTAATTAGAAAATAAAAGGCCTGAACAATTTTTATATTGCCAGGCCTTCTACCATTATTAACGAATACTCAAAAATATGATAAGTAAAAGTAAACTCTTATTAATCTTCTTCTTTAGCGGCCTTCTTTTTCTTCTTGTCTTTGGCCTTCTTATCTTTCTTATCGGAAGCCGGTTTTTCTTTTACCTTTTCTTCCTTCTTTTTCTTAGTTTCCTTTTCCTCCTTGGGAGCCTTACCTGAAGCAAGTTTTCTTTGCTCCATACGATATTTTTTCTTCTCAGCCGAAGTCATTTCTCTGCCATCGATGAGAGGATAATCGTATTTGGTAGCTGTTCTACCGCCATTTCCTTTCTTTTCCTTTTTCTCTTTGGCAGCCTTCTTCTCAGCTTTTTCCTTCTTCTCTTTTTCCTGGAGTTTTACCAATTTCTTGTTGTTCTCTTGGTCAGCTTCAGGATAGGCAGCAGCAACTTTGTCTCTTTCCTTATTGAGCTTGTTTACAAGTTCGGTAACCTTTTTACCATGTTTCTTGTCTTTGGTCCAATCCTTAGTAGGGTCCAACTTGTTCTCTTTAAGGTAAGCATCCAAAGCTTTCTTAGCCTTTGTGAGTTCCGGAGTCTTGGATTCTGATTTACTCTTCTTTTCTGTTTTCTTAGCCATTTTCATTTATATTAGGTGAATAATTGAATTTCCTATTTACATAATACCATAGTTATACCTTCCTAATTTGGGTTGGGATTTCTTTAATTTCTAGGATTTCTAAACTGCATTGTTTTAAAACTGCCTCGAGTTGAAGTATATCTTCTACCTCTTTCTGAGATAAGTCCGTAAAAGCTTGTTCAAAAGTTTCTTTCTGTTCCCCCCTTATAAAATTAAATTGGGCAACAATATAAGTCCCATGAAGTTTTTTATTCAGGGCTCCTTTAAGAGATATGAGTTTTCTTTTCAGATAATTACTCTTCAACCTATGGGATTGGTATTCGCCTTTCTTACCCTTACTAAGAGCTACCTTTTTAAGGTACGAAACATAATCTAATTCTCTGAGAGTTTGATTAATGTTTCCCACTAATAATCTTAAGTCTTTTTCCATTTGGGTCTTTGCATTACTTGGTTAGATACTTCCTGAGTTTCTTCTGATAGCATTTCTCTTGCCTCATTTATTATATTGATGGCAAGTTCCCTTTCATCCGGTCCCAGGTTTAATTCTTTATCTTCTAGTGCATCAGTATAAGTATTTATTAGATTATCCAATGCAAGTATTCGAATATTCTTTCGAATTGCTAATTTCTCTTCTTCCATGGGTATAAAAAATTAAAGCCCACTACCTTCACAGGCAATGAGCTTTTGGCTGAACAACGTCCTAAGTGTAGATGTTATTCATATGAACTTAAACTCTAAATTTATATAGCAGACATATGGGATAGTAGTTAGTAAGTTAGAATTTAATCTTCTGATTCTTCCTCTTCTTCTTCCTTAGCCTTTTTGTTTTTCGGAGAACAAATAACGCCATGTCCTTTCTTAGACTTAACGGTAAGAGTTCCCGGAACGAATGAAACTGAAGTTGATACCGGTTTGCCATCCGTAACCAATACAGAAGTAACCACTACACCCTGATAGCCTTCCTTGTTCTTAACGGCATAACCAAAGTTCATTACCTTGGATTTGTCGTTAATGGAAATAACGTCGATTTGCTTGCTGTTAGGGCGTTGTTCAGCCGGCCGATTCTTGAGTGCCTCTTGACGAGCTTTACGTTTAGCTTCTTTTTCGGGGTCTTTTTCCTTATCCCCTTTCTTCTTGGAGTCTGATTTCTTTGTTGCCATAATTTTTAATGTTTTATAAGTTAATGGTTATTATAAGTAAACTTCTACGTTTATTAATAGTTGATAGTAAAGGTAGGGAAATTTCCCTACCTTCTTTTAAATCTTGAATACAGTTACCAGATTACTTTTTCCCTTTCTTGCCTTTACCTTTGGTTTCTTTCTTTGCCGGCAATTTGAGACCGAGTTCTTTGGCAATTGCTTTACGGAGTTTTTCGACTTCGTCTTCATCGTAATCGTCTGGGTCAGTTTCAAGATCTTTGTCGTCGCAGACATCCTCAAGTTCTTCGAAGTCCATTTCGGCAAGTTCTTCACCGGTCAGTTCTTCCTCTTCTTCTTCCTCTTCGGAATCATCATCATCATCATCATCATCATCATCATCATCATCATCCGATTCCTCTTCTTCTTCCTCTTCGGAATCATCATCATCATCATCGTCTGATTCTTCCTCTTCTTCTTCTTCCTCGTCATCGGATTCAGAACCAAAAAGGTCTTCGGCTTCTTCGGCAGAAAGCATGATAGGAGCAGGGATAATCTTTACTGAGCCGTCTTCGTACTTAATGATGATTGCACCATTGCTTTCTGTTCTGGAAACTTCTTTCAGTTCCACTTCTTTTTTCTTCTTAGCCATTTTCGTAATGTTTAAGTTGGTTAATAATTTATTTATATCACTCTGTTATAAGTTTCTTTACCAGTATGGATTTCTGAGTATACCCAGATTTTACTAATTCCTCCTGAGCAATATTGAATTGTTTTATCTCATCTAGAGTTGTCTTTAATTCTAATTGAGATTCAATTGTTATTGCCTGAGAGGCAAGTTCCTTGTCACCTTGATAAGTGACTATCTTAAACTTCTTACCTGCAAATGGGTTTGCTGGTTGATGTGCTGTGATTTTAAAACCTTCGTTATTATTCATTGCTATATTTAATTTTAGTTATCCCAGGAATACCCACCTTCCCAAATACTTCGGTATAGGATTTGTATTTCCCTTTTATCATTGTTTTATAGTTATCGGATAATCGAATTGGGTAGACCCATATTTTATTTTCTATCATCCTATTTGTCATTATATAAGCATAAGACCTTCTAAGTTTAATACTCTCTAATGGAACAAACCCTTGAAATAATAGAGACTTCTTAATAAACCTTTCTTTAGGCAAATACCCTAAAAATTTAAGTGATGCCTCATCGAATATTTTAAGCATATCCCTTTGTGCTTTGATAAATAGTACCTTTTGTATTGGGATGTTCATCTTCTTTCTTAAATATAAAGCCAATGAACCTACCAATGGGGGATACTGCATGAATAACAAATTGAATTTATTTTTCTCCTCTTGACTCAGCCTGTTGTAAATCCTGTAGGATAGCAAGATTGATTTGTAATCTCTTTTGCCTTGTATACTTGGGAGATATGCCTTGCCGTTGTCCATAGAGTTTGATTGAGTACCTTTCATTGAATTCCTTTTTTCCTTTAGACTTAAAGACTCGGTGCATTTGTACCATAAATCTTCTTCGTCGGTGTTTATCTATGTGATATTCATCGGGCATTATGAACTTCCTTGCTTTTACGAATTTACCCTTAAACCAGAATTTAGTACTACCCTTTTTAAGAAGTTTACCATTCATATCGGATAATTCTCTAATGCCTTGTTTTATAAGTTTCCTCCCAGATATTATATGGATATATTGAAGAACATCTACACCATAAAGATAAACTAAGGTAACCTTTACTTGGTGTCTAGTAAAATATGGTATACCTGTTAGATGTTTCCTATATAATTTCTTTTCAGTAACAATCTTATTGGTAGTATCTGGTCTCCAAGTCCATATATAATATCTATCTGGTCGTATGGGTCCGTTGTTACTTTCCTTTAGTTTTACCATTTATATTCCTCTTTGCCATTCTATACCAAAGATTGATAGATTTCTCGTTGGCTTCGGGGAATTTCTTTTTCATTCTCCGAATAACTCTATCAAGTTCAAAACCTTTTGCAGTTAATTCAAATACATAAGATTTCTTTGTGCCCTTGATAAGATTAAATTCATCCCTCTCTCTGGGTGGTTTCTTTTCTCTGGGTTTCTTTATCCCAGGAACTCGTTTGGTTCTTCTTTGCCCATTTTCTCCTTCTTCTCCTAGAAACCCAAGCCTTAATCTGGAATTTCTTAATGGGTCATCTTTCGAATACCCAATATTTTCTAATTGCTTATCCATCCAATCGTCATATTTATCAATTAACGATTTATCGGGCTTCTCTTCTGATACATTGATATAATGTAATAAGTCAAATACCCCAGCAGAACAAGCATCAGGGAAAGGCATCCCTAATATGATAGCCTTTCTCTTTAAATCCTTATAAGTCATGTTTCTCCCAGAAGCACCAAGGAAATTTGATTTCTCCTTGGATGGAGCTTTCATGTCTTTTCTACTCTTTTTTGCCATATCATTAATATTTTAAGTATTCATTTATTTTCTTTGCAAATATAAGAATAAATAATTTAATCTTATCTTATTTCTCTATTTATTTTTATAAAAATCCGAGGTTTTTGCTCGGTTCGCAGCAGTGGATTTAGGTTTTTTATGCTTTCTCTTGATATGTGTGTTATAAGCCATATCCAATTTCTTAATATTGAATTCTATGTTGTTCACTTGATTATAGTTTACTGCTTTTTCCACACAGCAACGGTACTCTGGCCAGAATTTTTGTCCAAGCTTAACAGATTCGGTTTTAATCATAAACTTAGATACCATAAAACCAAAGGTATCAGCATCATCTTTAGTTTTGAATACATACATGTAAAATCTACTGAATTCATCTACTACTTCATCCAAAGGTCTTACTGGTAACAATAGATAACCATCAGTATATAGGTCCTCAGATATTAAAGCTACCCAATACTTTTTCTTTCCAGGTTTTACTTTATACCTAAATCTTTCTCTGAGTTTAGTGTGCATCCAATCCGGTACTCTATTAAGAAGATACTTGATATATATCTTATCCTTCTTATTCGACCGCCTTTTAAATGCAGATGGCTGTTGTAGCATCCTTGGAAGTATTCTAAAGTTATTCCACCTATCAAATTCAAGAATTAATCTTAGAGTATCTATGTCCCATTCATCATCAGACTCCTTTAACCTCTTCATGTTTCTCTCTATATTTTTAGAGTTTACCTTTGGGAGTAATTGAGCTGAGTCTCCTGTGAATAAGCTTGCTTCTTTTCTTTTTAATCGTTTCTCTAAACATCCCTCCATATAATCTTGGAAGTTTCTCTCACATGGGCAATCTGGTCGAAAGATAGAAGTGTGTTTCTCAAAAAAATCCGAGAATAGCCTAAAGAATTTCTCAGACCGTTCCCGGATTTCAAGATACTTGTAATGAGATAACTTTAAAATTTCACCAGCTTCCCATGAAGATTTACTTTCTGATAGTTGAAGGAATAATGATTGTTGTTCTTTATCAATTAAACAACTCCAGGCTTTTTGTTGAGCTTCGTTCATAACATTAAATTCTTCTATATCTCATTATACTATCAATTGCTTCATTGGTAATCTGATTAGGGTCATATTCCCCAGAATTAGCATAAAGCTTATCTGGGTCATGATTTAAATATACACTATAGATAACGTTGTCAAAAGGTAACCATACTTCCATTCTTCCCATTTCGGGGTATATAAGAACTTTTACTCTTTTACAAAGATGGTCAACCTCTAATACTGTAGCATCTACTCCCTCATAAGGATAACCCCGTAATACTAAGTAATCTCCAGGCTTTACATTGACTAAATCATCCACTGAAAACTTCTTATTCTCTCTAGCAATACGTTTAAATCGCCTTACTTCTTTTCTACTACAAGTAGCCACTAAAGAAAAATCATCAAAGTCTTCTGCATTGTCAATCCTTACCTTTTTCTTTCTTAGGTGCATTGTCTCGGTATTACGTAACCAAGTTCTGATACCCGATATATTTCTACGTAACTTATTAAGAAATGGCCTTGAGAATGCTAATTTAGTAGGCATTCTCATAAAACCATAATTGAATAATACTGGTACTTCTTCGAATACCATCTTACCTTTTGTGGTTTTTCTTAATACGTTTACCATAGGAATAATTGCCTTGATTTGGTCATACCCCTTTTCTTTGAGTTCTTTATTAATTTTATCACAGTACTTCCTTTCAAGGTAAAATATACAATATGAGTATGGGGTATGCTTCTTCATGGGTTACCAGTTTTTAAGAATTAACTTAGCTTGTTTATGTACTAACTTATAGTTTACATTCTTCAGTATATCACTAGCCATGAATACATAAAGAATCTCACCTATCTTTGGTACATCAATTACCATAATATTGGCTTTATCGAATAGTGGTTTATAGAATACGGGAGATAAATCCTTTCCAACTACAAAGAAAAATTCTTCTGATGGCATTGAATTATATCTCATACAGAGTATGGGAACTTTATTTGCTCTTTTTGCATCCTTAGAAGCTTGTTCCCAGAATTTCAATATATCGCATCCCTTATTACCTAAGAGTAGATGTTCAAACTTAATCTCTTTATAATTCTTGCATTCGATGGATATCTTACATCTATGAGCATGCCTTTCATCAGTACAGGTTAAATCGGAAGTGGAGTCCTTGTTTGAATGCCAAGCTCCACTCCCCGCTCTATTCCTTTCAAATTTGTATCCGGTCCATTTTGTAAACCAAGCACCTATCTTTCTTTCGAATCGATTTCCTTTATTCTTAGAGTTCATAATATAATGGTGTATTGTATTTTTATATACCATTATAGCCTCAACTCCCAAAGAATTTCTTAATTACAAGCTCTAGTTTCTCTGAGGGTATATCAAAAGAAACCTTCTGATAGTCTTTTCTCTTTACTAAAGTAATTCGAGACTTACTGATATTTCTGATTATACTTTTATTTCTAGTACTTCTCCCATCTCTTGACATTTGTTCCATATTCTCTTTATGAGTTCCCCAATATAAATTCTTATAATAATCATGGGTTGAATTATTATCTATATGGCAAACTTCAGGTTTATTCTCAGGATTGGGAATCCAAGCCATAGCTACTAATCTATACCTATATACTTTGACTCTAATATTCTTGGAATCGTATAGCCAACAATAATACCTATTGAACCTATGGTTCAAGTAACATTTTATAACTTTCCCATCTGATAATCTGATTATCTTACCTCTTTTAGAAACCCTATAATTTGGGTAATCAGTTAAATTACTCTTTTTCATAATTTAAAGTAATTGGTACCTACTCAGGCCTTGAGTCTTTTCCACTTGCAGAATTTTGGTATTACCAAGAGGAAGAGAATCTAAGTGGGTTATCAAGAATAAAGTTTTCTCTTTGAATATGTAACGTATTAAGGAAGTAACTATTTCTATGTTATCTGAACTTAGTGATTCAAATACCTCATCAAGGAATGCTAAGTTAATACCCTTAGAGGCAGTTAAAGCCTCATTCATTGCAAAAGCCATTGCTACACAGACCAATTGTTTCTCGCCACCCGATAGTTCATCGTAATCTATAATCATCCCATCTCTTTCAATAAGAGTAACAAATTCTTTTCTAGCAGTACCCAAATCAATATTAAATTCGATCCTAAATCCTAATACCTCTGAATACTTATCGAGGCATTTATTTAAGAACTCAAGTGATGAATCAAATAGGTAGGCCTTAATCCCATTATTACCCAATGGGTCATTAATTAACCAGTTATAATTCTCTAACTCTAACTCTTTATTGTGAAAGTCTTCATCAACCTTCCGTAAATTCTTCCTAATCTCCTTAAGTTTTTGTTTATACTTTGGAGACATGACCTTAAGCTTTTCTTGCTTGAGCTTAGCCAGGTCTTCGTCAATAGAAGCAATATCAGAAGCAATATCATCACAGTCTGATTTTAATTTCTTATACCTATCATTTACACTACTAAGTTCTTCCAACCTCTCTAAAGCCTCTTGATACTCTTTATCATATTTGTCAAGGTCAGAAAACGCTTTATATATTGATTTAGCATCACGTAACGCACGTTTGTAGTGACCGGCTTCTAACTGTATTACCAATTCTTTGATTACTTTCTTAAGGGGTACATTCGATAAATTCTTTGCATCTTTTATCTTACCCCTCAAATCAAGGATTAGTTCATTTTGTTTTTTAATCTTTATCTGAAGCGAAGCATCTACTTCATCCTTGATTTGTTTTTGTTTTTCAATTAGTAGCTTAGTTAGCTTTTCTCTATCTTGCTTTAACTCTCTTCTTTCTTCTTTGATTTTTTGCTTGAAGGATTTTTCTCTATCTCTCATATCGAAGTAAGCTTCCTTGTTAGCCTCTAATTCTTTCTTAAGCATTTGAGACTCATGCTCTACCTCATTTATTTGAGATATCAAGTTATTTTTATCTTGTAATGCAATGCCTTTAGCAAGGTTTAAGAACTCTAAATCAAATACTTCTTCGAATATCTTTTTCTTATCCGAATTAGATTCTTGTATAAGTCTCTTTATACCCTGACCAAACAGGATTGAGTTCATAAACAGAGTATATGATAAACCTATCTCTCTGTTTATAAAATCCTGTATCTTCCCCTTCCCTTTGATATCAACTATATCCCCATCTTTCATGAAGATAAGTCTGTCTTTACCTTTAGCACCATCCTCAAGTACTTCATCATACTTTTGACATCTAACTATCTTATATGTATGAGAATCTTTCTGAAAATATACTTGTACCTTAGTACCCTTGTAATCTTTAGGCCTTACTTGCTTCCAAGTATTTACCTCAGAAACACCCTTTAGGTTTTTCCCATATATTGCCCATACCAAGGCAGAGAGAATAGTTGATTTCCCTTTCCCATTTGGGGCCTTGATAAGTATGGTACAAGTTGGGTTTAATTGTAGGTGTAAGGATTCTATTGAACAAAATCCTTCTGCCTCTAAGTTTAAGAACGTTAACATGATTCAGCCTTTTTAAGTGTTTCAATTAATAGATTAGTTTTAACCTCATCTTTAATACCTTTCTCTCTTAGGTATCTTTTTGCTAGAGACTTCTTAGAAAGTTGCTTAGTAATCTTATGTTTGTTATTAACTGGAGTACTAGCTTTTTGGGGAATTACTGTATAATAATTACCATCATCCTTAATATCCTCTTCCCTTTCTACATCGATGAACTTTGGGAAATTTTTCAAAGGTACAAACTTCAGAGACAAATCTTCATAGATTTTCCAATACCCTAATTCACAATCTCTATCGGTTCTCCTTTGATGGTTAGGTGCCCCAATCATATAAACCTTCTTTGATAATCTTTGAGGTTTGTGTATATGACCACATAATACTAAATCGAATTTATTGAGAACATTTACATTTAAATTTTCTACGGAATCTATCTCTCTACCATCGGTATCCTTTGCACCGGGATAATCAGTGTGTAGTAAAAGAATATTCTTTTTACTTTTATCTAATTCTAACTTCTTTAAGTATTCACTTAGACCCACGTTATTATCAATATAAGGAACCCCATATACCATAATATCTTTATGTGTAGAAGATAGTTGGGTTTTTTCATAATCTAATATCATGATACCATACTTCTCTACTTGATAAAGCCAGCTAAAGGGTTTAGTACCAACCTTACTTATTTTCTTAATATCATGATTTCCAGATATGGCATATATCCAAAAACCTTCGATTAGTTCATTATAACATATCTCTGCTAATTCTTGGTCCATTGTTTCGGCCTTATGAAATAAGTCTCCACAAAATAATGCAGGACAGTTAAACCTTCTACATAATTTCCGTATAATCGACAAAACCCTGAAACTATTCAGGGTCCTGTGATTGTTCTCATTAAACTTAGCCCATAGATTTATATGTAAATCTGAAAAGGCTATTGCTATTACTTCTTTCCCCATATCCTATCTAAATGGTAATTGATTTGTTCCGTTCTCATACCTAAATCGAGCTCAGATATACAAATAGTGGGTATTTCCCAATTTGCAAGCAATTCCCCCATAAGAGATGATATCTGAACTTGGAAGAATCTGTTAAGTATTCTCTTACCATTATCTTCCATTGACCAATGCTTATAAGTATCTAGATTTAATGGTAAAAAGATTGCTACATCACATTGATCTTCCATTAAAGTCTTACATTGACAGAAAAAATGTTCCATTTCACATTCTGGTAAAGTTCTTGATTGCTTATACCAAAAATAAGCAGCCAAATCTGCATAACTCCTATCAGTTACGAAGTATTCTCTATCCTTGAATAACCTATTCCTTTTGTTCAGAAGTTGAAAATCTGCTTTATACATTGCCTCCGAACCGAGGGATAATATTTCATTATGTGATACCCCTTCAGTAGCAGGTAATAAATCTGACATACTACCAGAAATAAAAGGTAGATCTTCTCTCTTAGCTACATACTTAGCTAAAGTAGTTTTCCCTATACCAGAGGGACCCACAAACATAATTCTCTTACTCATGATGTAATGCTTTAAATGGTTTTATAAATTCATTTGTCAAAAATGATGCTAAAGAGTATTCGATACAAAGTTCTTTGAATTTCTCATACTTAAACTTCTTCTTTGACTTAATTGGTAACTTATCCAATGGGTTATGTCTTACAAACCAGAAAAGGTCGATTAACTGTTCATTCCTTTTCCATATTTGAAGATATTCTTTGTTCTTACTCTGGGCAATAAACTTCTCAATTCTACCCTCATCAAGGATTTTTCTTGCCTTTACTGGTCCTATACCCGGGAACCCTGGTATATCATCGGAGGTATCTCCAACCATTGCAAGGTACTCTACCGTTTCATGAGAATGATAACCGAATAATTCTTTGCAATTATCCATCCTTATCATCTCATCTTTTCTCGGATTATATATCCTTAGGTTATTTGTAAGCAACTGATTAAAGTCCTTATCTGAAGATATGAGTATCATTTTCTCGGATTGGAATTTTTTAATTGCAAGGTATGCTAAGAAGTCATCTCCTTCATATACTGTAGATTTCTTTTTATCGAAGATATAATTAATTCTTAGCATACCCAGCATTTTCATTATAATTGCCTTTTGCTTTTGCAATGATTCGTAATCTACAGATATATTTTTTCTATGTCCCTTGTAATTGGGCAATAACTTCGTCCTTACTGGTGAATGACCATTATCGAATGAAATATAAACCTCATCCGGTTCGAACCTTGTAAGATACATATGTAGAGATTTGAAAAATCCGAATATTGCCCCACTTGGTTTACCATCCGTAGATTTAAGTTTTTCAAACTTATGGAAACTAGCGTGTAGTAGATTTTCCCCATCCACTAAAAGTATTAGTTTTTTCATGATTTATTCTTTCTTTTAGAATGAATATAGTAATGGGTTCCTTGAGTTAAGTTACGATAATTATTATAATAATCCCTAACTAAACAAATTCCAAACCCCATCATTTCGGCAATTTCTTTAACTGTAAATCCAACTTCTATAAGTCTTGGAATATATGACCTTTGGATTTCTGTACCTTTATAATGTACACTATCGGCTCCTTTAGCTTGAATCATCCTCCCATCCCTAGAAGCTTGAGACATATTATCTTTTTGTGTACCCCAATAAAGATTCTCTACTCTATTATTAGTAGGTACATTATCTTTATGACATACATAAGGTAACCTTTCCGGATTTGGGATATAGACTAAAGCCACTAATCTGTGTAATAACCAATTCTTCTTCCCTATACCTGGTTGGGATAATCCCACTATATACCTTCCATTCTTATTTAGATGGGGTTGTTTTAAGTGATATCTTTTGTTTAATATACCCTTACCATTAACATCCCACCTTGAATATATTTTACCTCTCTTAGAGATGTGGTATCCTGGATATCCTGGGATATTATCATGAAGTATTTTATTCTGATACTTACCTTCTCCATGAGTATAGATTGGAGAAGTCCAAGACAGACTACCTATCTTATTCTTGGACCTTGTAAATATGGTTTTCTTGCTCATACTTTTTAAGCTTTTGTTTTAAATGATGATTAATACACCTTAGTAAGTAATTCTCTCTAACCGTTTGTAGGAGTTCTTCTAAAAGTTCATAGTATCTGTTACTCATCGTCTTCCTCCTCCTCTTCTGAATCTGAATAGTTTTCATATTCTACACCATCGACTGGGAATAGATTTGTTTCTATTTTCTCCAGTTGCTTTTTAGTAGTACCTATGGTATTTACTCCGGCTTTCCGTAAAAGTTTTCTACGAAGTTCATCGTCTTCTTCCAAAAGCTTTTGGAATTTCTCTTCCCCTCTTGCAAGAGTTTTACCTTTCAATTTATACCCACCAGTAGTTTTTTCGATTACATCGGTATCTACCAATACATCCTCTAAAGCATAGCATCTGTCAAACCCGACTTCGTGGAATTTAGGATTGAAATATACAGGGCATTTGCTGATTGTAGGTCGAGGAGGAGCAACTTTATTTTTAATAAGTCTGATAGTGACAAGTTTCCCAGCTTTCCTTTCTTTCCCATTTTGTTTAATGGTAACAGACCTTCCTGAATAGAAAGCAGCTCTGATTGAAGCGTAGAACTTAAGTGCTGCACCTCCTGTAGTTGTTGTGTTATCTTTTCCAAATCCGACATTCAAAGCAGTTCTTAATTGGTTAATATAAATCTGAGATACTCCCAGTTTGTAGAATAATTCACTTCTGATACGGAAGTATTTATAAAGAGCCTTTGCTCTACCTCCCATCTCTGCCTTACCATCAACCATCTTAGCATCTATATTATCAGTACAGTCAGTAGCTGCAATGGAATCGATTACTAAGAGTATCGGTTCATTGTGAGTTAATTGAGAACGTAAATAAATTGCTAAGTCTGCTACTACGTCTGCAATATATTCAATACGGGTATCATTAACAATAGTTACTCTTGCAGGGTCTACTCCATTGATTTCAGCCCATGAATTCATCCAGGATTGTTCAGCATCTACCCATATCACATGACCTCCAAGTTGTTGAGTAGCATAAGCAAAGTTATAAGCCACTAAAGATTTACCAGAGGATTCCTCTCCAGCAATCTCAACGATTTTACCATAAGGAATACCCTTACCGAATAAGTAGTTCAGAGCAAAGAAAGTAGATGGTATATATAAATCGGTATCAGTAACTTCTGAAGCTAATTTAATCATACTCCCATATTTCTTTGCCATCTCATTTGCTGTTGGTACTTTTAAACCAACCTTAGATTTCTTTGCCATAATGTAATGTCTTTAAACTAAAGAAGGTGATAACAGAACGAATCTAATTACCACCTTCGAATGAAACCATATTACTAACCCTTAAATATCCGATTTGTATTTTCTTTTCTTTTTCTTAGGTTCATCATCTTCCATGTAATGGTCTTTGTGAACTCCCTTTTTCTTTTTCTTCTTTGACTTATCGTCATCATCGTCATCCCCATGGTCTTCATTTAGATACTGTGAAAGTAAATCTTCCAACTCATCATAGGATTTGATTTGAGAACGAACTATTCCCTCAAGGTCAATTGTACCTTGATATTTCTTGTCCAACTTAGTTGGTTTGCAAGCACGAGCAGAATAAGTGGTGTCTAGTTTACCAGACCCTGAACGAATTACCTTGATATCATATCCAGTTTTTGGATCTGTCATATCACCTGCCTCATCTTCATCAAGGTAAAGGTCAATGATATCCTGGTATACTGAGCGAGGAACTAAAACTCCCTTATCTTTGCCTTCGTAATCTACCTTACTACCCTTTTCATCTGAGTAAATGATACCACCGATAACATATCTTCTTCTTGGTACCAGATTCTTGGCAAGTTCCTTGTCGTCTTCATCCTTGGAGTTTTTCAATTCTTGGTATTTCTCCATGAATGGGCAAGGTTCATCAAAAGTAGCCGGAGATATAACTCCTCCCAAATTGCCACCCAGGTAGAATTGAATAATTTCGATACCCAATTCTTGGTCATCACCTGGAGATTTAATTCTCATTCTCAGGGTTCCTTCTTTTGGATATACCAATCCACTTCCGTTTCCCTTAGATTCTAGCTGTTTCTTTCTAGCTAGCATCTTTTCTTTTGTAGAAAGTCCCTCTGATGAAACTTTCTTTTTCTTCTTGTCTTTTATCATAATTATTAGTTTTAATTATTCGGTTCTGAGTAAACTACTTCGTTCATACTCAATACGGTAAGAACGTTTTTCTCTAAAAGCTGTTTGAGAGCAGGGGATAGTTTGTCCATTTCGAATTCAAGTTCTTTACCTGCATACAAACCATAGGTAACTATTCTACCTACAGCAACCAATTCTCGGTAGGTTTTGTATTCTTCGGTAATTTCCCCACTCTTTACTACAACCCCTTTACGAGGAACTCCCTCTTTTACTTGTTCAGGGATAATCAAACCAGATTTAGTTTGGTTTACCTCCTTGGGAGATAAAATAAGTACCCGGTTTTCTGTTGGGCATCCGGGTAATTCTTGATTAAATTTCTCAGCTACAAGAGATGAGATAAATGTCATTGAATAATTCATATTCTAATACTGTTTTTAAAAGTTAGTAATTGTTTATAGTTCAATAGGTTAACCTTTTCTTAGGTTCGCATTAATAGTTCTTAATATATTTTCGCGTGACTCATAGCACTTACATATAGTTATGAACTTATTTGCTTTTTCTACAGCTTTCAAATACCTTTCATTGATAGAAGAGTATTTCTTGTTAAGGTTTGCCTTATGAGATACGTATTCATTATTCCATCTCTCATTAGCATCCTTATAATATAACCAGGCATTCGAATAAGCTTCTTCTTTTTCCCTTGCTAGAGCATCTCTTTCTTTTATATACTTATCTCTCAGGGAAGCAAGTACATAATAACTAGAAGGAGATTCTCGTAGCTGAGAATTGATGATATTCTCATTGATAGATAATTCCTTTTGAATATCAATCTCAATAAGTTTACCTTCAAATTTAACCTTTAGTTTTTTCAGTTCCGTCTTCATAAACTTCTAATAGGTTTTTAAAGTCTTCTTTACTAAATTCCCCTTTGCTTATTGCTTTAGTTACTTGAGCAAAAGCCATTTGATAAGAGAGTTTCATACCGGGCAAATTAAGAAGAGATTTATAGATGCTTACCTTATCTACCAAAGCCATTAATCTTAAGTCGCATAAGTTATCAGTACCACCCCTATCGAGTAAGGCTAAAAATGCAGCCCAATAAATATGGGTGGCATCTTCATAAGCAAGTTTACCATCCTCATCCGTAGCCATTACTTTAAAAGCCAATCCCTCTAAAGTAGTAAGATTAGTTTGTACTTGAGATAACTGAGTCTTTAATCGGTTAAGTAACATTTTTTCTTGTCCACTCAACCTTAGATTAACCACATCTAAATACTTAAGTAAATTTTCGATAGAATAACCTAAGCAACCTGCAACCATATAAGTAAGGGCAGTTAACTTACTTGCATTATCAATCTCTTTCTGTGTTGCCATAATTCCATAAATTTATATTATTTATGTATACATAGTATCTTCTCTTTTCACTCCCGTAATGGTAGATACTGAATCTGAATGCTTTATATTAGTTTTACAATTATGACATTGTACTATCCTAAAATAATCACCAGATTTATTATAAACCCCAAAAGTTTCACTGGTATCATATTCAAATTCGCAATCACATACTGGGCATTTAACCCTCCATACCGTGGGCCCGTTTAAAATCTTCTTCATTTCCTTAGTTTTATGTTATTATACCGTAATATTTTATATAATACTCCAGTTGATATACCGAATTCTTCTAGTATATCTTTTCTTGGTATACCCTCTATATACCTAGAAATTAATAATTCTACATTTACCTTACGTTCTCGTTCTTTACCAACAAAATAGAATCTTTTATCTTCTATACACTGACCCATATTCATCTTAGCTGTACCCCAATATAAATTACCTACCCGATTATCCTCTGGATTGTTATTTTTATGACATACTTGAGGATAATTGTTTGGGTTAGGGATGTAAATAGAAGCAACTAACCTGTGTCTATAAAAGTTCTTCCGTTTACCACCATCTCCTACTAAAGAGTTAGATAAATAACCATTATCTTTCATAGCAGGTTTTACTAATTTCCAACTACCAGTAAATTTCGAGTATAATTTTCCAGTACGGGATATGTAATAATTACTAAACCCGGGTATATTACCCTTTTCTCGATTTTTCATATTCTCGTTGATATTTATGGATTTCCTTTTTATATAGTTCCATAAATACTTCTGGTGAAGCTGCACTAAAATTACCAATTTTACGAGTCTTAAACTTATGGTATTCCTCCATGTACTCTTCTACCGAAAAGTCTGGTTTTAACATTCTAGTATAATCATATCCGGGCATAAATGGTAATTCTTCTGCCATAGACCGGCCTATTGTAAAATCCATTGATAGAGTTACATCATCAACTTGGAAACCAAAGTATTTCTTAGTACTTGGGTTACGTAGTATATTCCAAATTGTATATACTGTCCATGTATTTATATCCTTTGGTTTAGAATACATATATACAGCATCATGAACTGTACAAGCTTCTTTCATCATGGGTAATTTACCTTGTCTCATTAACCAATAAACAAGGATAGCTCCAAAATTAGTCATATTTGCTGCAGCACCTTGACATGGGAAATTAAGTCCCAAACGGATGGCATAAGCAACTTCTTGTTTATCATTTGAGTATATTTGGGGTAATCTTCTCTTAGTACCAAATAACTGGGTATAATATCCATGCTTACGAAGGAATTTCTCTTGTTTCTCTTTGAACTTAAGTATCTTTGGGTGTTTCTTAAAGAACTCATCCATCTCCTTACGAGCTTCCTCTTTAGTAACTATAATACCAGCTTTTGGGTCTGATAATTTTACTGCTAGCAAAGCATCTCCAATTCCATAGATAAGCCCAAATGCAATTTGCTTAGCTTGTTTTCTTCTAGTCTTCCAAAGCTTATGGTCAGGGTGACTTTCGTCTTCGTATATTTTACTGGCTTCCTCAATTGGAACCCCATATTTTGCTGCTGCTATACCAAGGTGAGGGTCTACGCCCTTTGCAAATGCTTCCAGATAAGTTTCATCACCTGATAAATGAGCCATCATTCTTAACTCTGCCTGTGAGTAGTCGAATGCCATATATAGATAACCTGGAGGAGCTACCAATTGTTTCTTAATATTTGGGTCTACTGTTGTCTTTGGGATCTGCTGCATATTTGGGTCTGCAGAACTAAACCTATTAGAGTCAGTACCATGTATGTTATATCTACCATGTAATCGAGAATCATCTTGTACCTTTTCCCACCACCCATAAATATAAGTCTTATACATTTTCTCTAACCCTCTTAGTTCGAGAAGTTTATCCAAGAATATTGCCTTTGGTGAATCGGGTTTTTTAACTGTTAACCTTAAGTTAGTTAGGGTTTCTTCATCTGTACTTGGTTTACCAGAATCATTATCTTTAATTACATCGAAATGGAATCCATCCTCTGAATACATTAGCTTAGGCAAATCAACTGGGCTACCCAAATTAATGGGCCTTATTAATTCTTGTTCCTTTTTAGTTGTGAATATACCTGCTTTGATATTTGAGATTTTCTGTTCCCTTGATGCAATCTTCCGTTTATCCTTTGGGTCATTATAATCTAACTCCTCAAGTTCAGCTTCGATAGATTGAATATACTTATCAATCTTTTCTTGGTTATACTTCTTTTCGAATTTCTTTACTCTTGGCAAAGCGTATATTGCGTCTCTAGCAGCATCTATTTTTGGTTTATATTCTTCCAGAAGCTTTTTATTGAACTCAGTATCTAGATATAATCCCTCTTTCTCTACTGAGGTGAGTACTCGTGAATTACACATAAATAAATTACGGAATACCGAATACATACCCAAATCAATCAACTTCTTTTCAAAGAATAACATTAACCTAAGAGTATAATCCGTATCTTGACAACCGTAATGGCAAAGTGGGTCTAATTCTTTTTTATCCCAAGGTATTTTATCAAAAGCATCTTGCTTTTCATAATTACCATACTCTGGTAAATATCTTCTTACCATTGACTTTAAGTCATGAGGTTTTTCCTCGTTGAGAACATATTTAGCAAGCATCCCATCTAAACATGTACCTCTGTAGAATATATGATACTTCTGGTTTACCTGGTCGTCAAATTTCCAGTTCCATGCAACCTTAGTTATCTCATAATTCTCAATTACTTCTTCCCCAAATTTCCTTAACATCTTTTTCCAATTCCAACCTGGTGAAGTATAAGCTTTTGTTTCGAAATGGTCTAAAGGGATGGAAGCACCAAACCCAGGCATCCAAGATACAGAGAGAATTGTAGGTTTAAAACTCTTATTATAAATAGGTTCTGCATTCGTTTCATAGTCACAGCAAGCATAACCCGTAGCTTTACAACAAGCAATAAGTTTCTTAAGCTCTTTCTTGTTCTTTATAATATGATACCGTGTTTCCATATTTTAAAATAGAAAAAGGGACATACCCACCTATAGTAGATACATCCCTCATTATTAGTATTTCTCTTGTAAGTCTTCCAGATTAGATGCTAATGCTAACCAATCTTTCTTATAAGCATGGAGGGAATCAATAGTATGATACAGATAACCGGGTTTAACTCCAACCTTGTTAGCTACGTATTTCATAAGTCTCCATGCAAGGTATACATCATTACCAAAGTGAGTAACAAAATCCGAACTTCTTTGGTGATAGCAAATATGTAATACCTTCTCTCCTTTACCATTCTGACGGATAAGGAAATCATAATACATAGAACATGGAATACGTTGTCTACCACCATAGTATAAGGTATCATCATGCTCAAATATTGGTATAATTGCTTTTCTTGTATCTGGGTCTCTCTTTAAAAGACGAACTAAATCTTTTATTAATACTTCACCCATTCTCTCATTGTATGTGTAATCGAACCTACCCTTTTCATCAAGGAATTGTTCCCATAAATCTTTTCTTAATTTCCAAGCTTCTCCTGGATTTATATCATTAGGGGATATTCTTTCTTGGAACTCTGCATCTGCCCATTCTCTTGAATGAGAGAATACGAATAACCATACCGGGTCTCCCAATGAAGTTAAGCAATATTGTTGGCAAATGAGTTCTTTAGTAATAAAATCCTCATTACCTTCAATGACTTTATTTTGATAGGTCTTTGGTTTTACAAGTTGACCATAACTGTTGAGTTCTCTGCCCATTTCGGACATTAACTCAAAACTGTTAGAATATATCCTCATATTATATAAATATTTAACTGTATGACATTGTAGAATTAACCCAGGTCATATGCCAGTAGCGAAATACAAAATTATCGAAATCCTCTACCTCTTTCATTAACAAGGGTATATCTGGTTCTGCACCGTTCTTTTTAATCTCTAAAACTTGGTAATAGAATTTGTTTACTAATCCTATCCGCTTCTGATTTAAAAATTCCTTAGCTTCCATTGTTCTTTTGTTTTAAAAGTTTCTTTTTATAGGCTTTACGTTGAGAGTAAGAGATTACATTCTCCGGGTATTCTATATCCTCATACTCGAGAAGTAATTCTTTTGCTTTCATTGATTTATATGTTTCCTCATATAAATCTGGTCGAAGCACTTTAAAACTTCTAAAGAATACCTTGAATGAAGAGAATTCCTTCTCTGTACCCTTTTGGAATTTTTTCCATATCTCTTTTATCCTCTTATTCCATGAATTCTCCTCTGCTCCTTTAAGTACCTTCTTCAATGGCTTATGGGTATGATACATTAGAAGTGTCTCCACATTTCCGTACATTTGAGTCGCAAATAGGTTGATTTGTACTGACTGGTCCGGCCCATATACGTACTCTGACATTCGTTGAATTAATAGGAAATCGAATATTAACCTCTTGGTAATCTCCGAAGCCCGAACTACCATTGTAATAACTGGGATGTCTTCCCCGAATCGTTTTGAAAAAGTCGCAGCTATTAGACATTGTTTACCATTATCATGATGATTGTTAAACATATAGGTTATATTGTAATTCTGATTGTACTTATTTCTCAGTACTCTCAGTTTACTACGCAACAAGTCAAGCTTATTAAAGTCTATGTAGTTATTCAATAAGCTAGTCCACTTAGTTTCTTTATAATTGAAACACCGCCCATAATCAAATTCTGGGTCTACCCAAGCTTTTCGTATCTTTATAAATACATTATACACTACTGCTACCCCACTATTGGCAATAGCCCCCTTTGCAAATAAAGCAGGCTCTAATCTTAGGAATCCCTCATTGAGTTTTTCCCATGCCTCTTGTGAAGTAGCAAATTCTAACGAATGGAGGGACTCCTCCGGATTAAGTTGAAGTCCCTCTAATTTATGGTTCCATCCTGACATGCTAGTAATTAGTATTTTGTCTCCATAAATTGAGACGTTGTTTTTTAAAGAATAAACTAAACAATCCGCAAGGAGTAAACCCATTCATGGCTAAAAATCCCATATAGAGATAGAATGACTTTACCAAAGATTCCTGAAAATCTATTTCTTTGGTCATCACTTGAGTTTGTTTCCAGGGTCTACATTTAAGGAAGTTCCTTGCTTTATTAAGTTCATATATTACTTCCCATAAATATAGCTTCTCATTTTCATGAGATATCTCGCTCATTTCATGAAAACCTGGGGTATAAGAAACTATCTTATCATATTCTGCTCTATCTTCTCTTGCCCAATCAGTTGGACTTAGTATAGGGTATTTCCTTACACTTCGATGATCTGGGTACTTGATGAATAAGTTTTTGACTCCAATTGCCATTACCTCAAATAAACTCTTTGCATCTTGGTATTCTAATATATCCTCTGGCAATATATTAGAATACAGAAGCAAAGTAAAGAAGAATCCCAAAGCATCTGCTTGTTCTTCATTTGCATTTGCTAGATGGTTTAATACCCGAGTATATTCCTCTGAGGTTAAACAATCATTATTCCATCCATAATCACGATATATAGATACTACTTCATCAGTAGATTCGAATCCTTCGGTTAACTCTTCAATAACTCTACCAATAAAATCCTTTAGAATAACTTGGCTCTTTGGATTATTTATATCTAATGGGTAATCTGGTAGCTTTTCTATGGATTTATACCCAGAGAATTGCTCTATCCCAAGAACATACATTTCTTGTAATATCCGTGCCTCAGTTTCTTCTACCTGAGGCACTTGTTCATTTATATTCCTGATGTCCATGATTATTTACTTCCTGATGAACCAAAACCATTCACTCCTCTACTTCCCCACATCTGGGATTCAGTATAAAATTCCTCTTGTTGAATCTCTTCTGGTTCAGTAATATAGATAGGTACATGAATAAATTGTACCAGCTTCTGGCCAGCCTCAATAACCTGGGCTTCTTGAGAAGTGTTGTATACTCCAAGGTGTATCTCTCCTACATAGGGAGAATCTACTATCTCAGCTGTAAAGATTAATCCTTTCTTAGTAGCTATACCGGACTTATTAGCAGCCATTAACATAGAGACAGGTGGTTCAAGCAATCCCCTAATACCAGATGGGATAAGTATACGATGTCCAGGTTTTAAAGCTATATGCCTTACAAAGGCTTCACCAAAAGGAACATCTAAATTATAACCTTCTGAGTCGAATTCATTTTTAGAATGAATATGCTCTGGATATAAATCGGTTGGTACATAAAAATCTAACCCAGCATCATTTGGGTTTGCTCTGTTGGGAGATATTACCTCCCGTACTTTGATAAATCTAAATCTGTTCATAATATATTACATTTTTTTAAAAGTTGTTCAAAGGTTAATCCTTGTTGAGGAGTTACTCCGAGTGAATGACAGAATCTTTCTACGTCGTATTCACCCTGCATAAACAAATCAGCAAGAACATCATCTTGCCGTACATAATAATTTGGGTTGTTAAGATATAACTTAAACATTGCCCATATCATTCTTAACTTACTGACCTTTCCCATTGCATTCTCTATAAAGTTCTCTAATACGTTTCTTAGGTACTTCGAATTTCTCAACTGTCTTTGAGATAATTTCTTTTCTGTCTTTCCCTTTCCGAATCAAGCCTCGGATGTATTTCTTGATACCAACCGTATCTTCTAATACATCCAAATCTTTGTATTGATTCTTCTGTTCTAATTCTTTCCTTGTAATGTTCAAGTTCTGGGACATCTTGAACGCACATAGTTCTGAGTCTCCGCATAATTTACATTCTTTAGTGGATAAATCATACCCAATACCAAAGCATGGATCTCCGTTAGTACCCAATTGACTAACATCTATTGGTGTAAGTACATCATGTTTTGATAAATCAGGAAGTTGTTTCTTTTTCTTTGCCATCTCATTTTTTTTTATAAATGTATATGTTAGTAATATCATCTAGGGTTACATATGAATAACCAATGTTATTAATAAATAGTTCCCTGAGTTTAGATAATTCTGGGCAAGATTCTGGGTCAGTAGTATCTTGTTGTAATTTGATCTCTAATCCAGATCCCCAATATAAACTAAATGAATGGGTATAAACATCCGGGGTATATCTCCAGTGTTTAATAGGGGTTACCCATGCCAAATCCCTGCAATTGAATACATGTTTGGGATTACTGGCAGGTGGGTTCATCCAATTTAATATTCGGTCTATCAGTTTCATTATATATTGTTATTTGGTTTCCTTAATAATATCCAGCAGTAGATACCTGATGCGGATATTTGTATTATTCTATATCCTTCCGATTGTAATGGTATTAATCGTTCATCAGTATCTTCCCTGATACATATAATTTTATCTTTATTCATAATGCCCGTATGCTTATTAGGATGTAATTATTTCCTCCTACGGAGAAAAGTAATTACTCATAGTACTTCTAGTTAACTCTTAATAAGGCTATGGTTAGGATGTTTCTTCCATAGCTTATCTAACAGTATTACTTTCAATTCTTGTCTCTGATAATATTGCTTCCGATGTTTACCGTGCCTATCTAAATAATTCCCAGGATAATGAAGGTCATCAAGGTATACCTTATTTTTAGATTCATCGGTTCTTACCAAACGACCAAGGAATTGAATGGATTTTTCTTGTGAATCCATACTTGCGGTATTGAGTAAGTACTTAAGCTTAGGAAAGTTTTTACCTCGAGCAATGATTGTAGTTGATACCAAGATATCAATTTTGCCGTCCCTAAAATCTTTCATTATTTGTTGTCTTAACTTAGAAGGAGTATTAACATGCACATAGGCAATATTATAGGCATCGCCCAGTTTCTTTTTAAAGAACTTATATAGATTTTCACAATGTGCAATATGCTTGCATACTACAAGAGCAGGATATCTACCTTGATTAAGGTTCCATAGTAATCTATTATAAGCCATTAACCAAGCTGTATAACAATTGGTGATTGAATCATCGTATATTTCCTTATAGGAAATACAATCAGATTCCCAATTACCATACCAGGGTTTACCAGGTACCATCTTTACAACGGTTTTTGTTGAGTAACCCTTTTTGATAGAATCCTTAAGTTTAAACTCGGCAATCACTTTACCAAAGAAACATTCAAGGTTCATATTCTTAACTTTATCCTTAGCAAGCTTGCTCATATAAATGGTACCAGATAATCCTATACGAATTCTGGTATTAAATAACCGAGTGATTACATTCTGATATTGCTTACTACCTCCTTGGTCAGCCTCATCTACAAGTACCATATCTATTTGAGATAATTCCTTTTGATAGAATCTCATATTCCTCGAAATAGACTGAACCATACCTATAGTAAAGTTACTCCAGTTTAAAACCTTGCCTTGAACAAAAGTGATATCTTCTCCGGGAAGATATTGCTTAAATTCTTCTCTAGCTTGATTTAACCAATCCGAATCATTAGTTATTAGCAAAGTCTTTAACTGCTTCTTATAGGATAAATATAAAGACGACATGATAAGTGTTTTACCTGCATTAACAGTGTAATCTAATACGCCAATATGAAAAGGTGTATTCCCTATCTTATTATTGATAACTGCCTTAACAGCTTTCTCTTGCTCGGGTCTTAATTTATATTTACCTATATTCGTAACTACTTTACTGACTTTAGGTAAGGGTTGTCTCATATCTACAACTTTAGGTTTAATCCCCATTTCAATACACATATCGTATACCTTAGGAAGTAAACCTATTTTAAATTGCCCAGTCTTGGTAATGTAGTGAATTTTACCATCCCAATTCTGCATACCTCTTTGCCTTGTACGTAAGTAGAAAGCATTTGGATGTCGAATGGCAAACTCATTATAAAGTTTCTGTGAGAACTTAAGAGGTAAGTCAAGTTCACACATATTTCCATTCTGAATAATTAGCTTACTCATTTGATAATTACAGTTACACCTTTAGTAGCTTTATCCATACCCATTGCTTCCTTGAGAAGTTTCATATGATGCTCCTCATCCGCAATCAATTTCTCAAGGAAATAATTCACGTCATTATAATCAGAACGTTCCTCGTATTGAGCAATTGCTCTTTGGATTTTCTTGTAGTGACCAATAGTTTCTATCTCAGAATTCAAAGCAATCTTTAAAGCTTGTTCCCAAGTAGAACCAATCTCAATTGTAGGATTAATATTCATGGTAGAGTAATCCTCGTATGGGTCTGCCCTTTGTAAGAAATCAGATATCTTGTCAAGATGCCTCATCTCTACCAAACCAATACCCAACATCAATTCTGATACCTCCTCGAATCTAGAAGACTGTTGGGTATACATAATAATTGCACTTAGTTCTGAAAATTTGGCATTCTTCCAAATCACATAGAACATATTAATTATCTCATCAGGCCAAGGGTCGATATCCTTAAAATCTGGATAAGTTACCGATTGGTCTGAATACTTGAGGACATCTATAAAGGCATTTGCTGCATCCTCTACTCTGTTTCCGAAAAATTGTAAACCTTTCATATCATTTTCTTATTTTATCCCAAAGGGAACCTTCAACTTCTGGTTCACCTTCAAGTAGTTGTTTATTCTTATATTTATATAAATACTTATTGTATCTTTCAATTGCTTTATCAGTATACATCTGTGCAATGTCTGGTAAACCATTACACCATGCAAGAGATTCAAACTGAGCATCGATGAAGGTCTTATAATCCCAACCTTCTTCTTTTAAGAAGTCACCAACCTTTGCAAAGTGTACATACTTCTCTGGTTGATTTTCATAAGATTCATATATACCAGTTGCCTTAGCAATCTTACCTATAAAGTAATCATGTATCTCTTTGGTAAGTTTTAAATCTGAATTTTGTAACTCTATCTCAGCATCTACTTGATTAGTGATGTTTTCTTGCATAGATAATAACCTTTGCATAACATTACGATAATCAGTCATCCTTTTTAGTCCAGTCTCTATATACTTGATAAAACCTTCCCTGGTATCAAATTTAAAATCTTCACAGAAGGTATTACATATCTCTGCAAGCTTTTTACAATTTGCCCATTCTCGAGAATTACTTTCATTTATTTTCCGAACTCCCCTATGCTTTAATTTTATACGAGTTGCGTATAAAATATCAGCAACAAGGGCAGCATCTCCCTTGGATGCTAGTAAAATGTTATTAACTCGCTTAGTATTCTTATTGTTAGAAACTAAGACTGCTCTATGATTTATTGCCTCCTTTCGAGCAATAACAAAAAAAGCCTCAACTGGGAAATTGTCTACCTCTAAGGTATTTAATATTTCCTCAAATTGAGACTTAGTTATATGGATAGATGGTTCACGCATAAATATATTATTTATAATATAATAGGAACTCCCTATTTCAATGAGTTTCTGATTGATATCAATTCTTGATAACTTTGGTACCTGGTAGCATATACTAACTTAAGTGTCTGACTTCTCCCTAAATCATTTACATCAAAACCCTCTGGAAGAAATACTACCTTGACTTTTTTATAAGCTACTAATTTAAGTGCGAGATTAACAGCATAAGACCTGGCATCGGGGTCTAAAAGGATAATATATCTTTGGCATTGGGATTTAAGTAGTTCATTGACTTGGTACTGGCTAATAGCTTTACCCATTGTGGCAATTGCTCTATCCCCAATTGTGAGAGCATTAAGTGCTCCTTCGCAAATGAATACCGACCGATACATCTCCAATGCGTCATGATTAAAGATGATAAACTGTTTTCCCAAACCGGTGATATCTTTGTCTGGGTTATTATATCTGGGCCCTTTGCCGATAACATTTCGAGCATTGTAATACCTAAGTTGGCCTTTGTAATAAAAGGGGATAATGAGGTACCCATATGTCGTACCCATTGTTCCATATCCGATACCACATCTTGAAAACTTCTCGAGGTTAAAGCCGCGTTTCTTGATATATCCACGAATGCTTTTTGCAAGTTGGCTGTCTCCGAGCGAAATATTTCTAAATCCATCTGGGAGATATACGGGCTTACTTTCGGCAAGTTCGATTTTCTCTTCCTTAAACTGTAGTTCATCAAATTGTCCATTGTTCAAAAAATTAATTAGTTCATGGTACTCAGTAAATCCTTCTATGTCCATTATTAGTTGAGCAGGAGAAGGATGGGCATTACATCTAAAGCAATTAGTTCTGTACATGGAAAGATTAACTCCCATCTTTAATTCCCTGTGACAGTATGGGCAAGTTGGGAGTTTCATCCATCCTCTCCTATATTCAAAAGCTCCAAGTCTTTTAATGAAATAAGTTTTGAGCTTAGACTTAAACTGATTTGTTATTTTCATGTTCCATTATAGCTTTACGAATTACTTTTCGGATTCTCTTTAAATCCTCTAAATCCAGGTTACCGATGGAAATTGTTTGCCAACCATTATTGGATATTTCTAAAGCTAATCCATCAGTCCATTTATCTTTTACTACTTTTACTTTCTTTGTTCTCATTCTTCTTTTACGATTAGTATCAGGATATAAATACCTATAAATGTGAGTTATGTTATACTTTTCAACTAACTCTCGTAAAGAATATCCAGATTGATAATCCTGGTTTAATTCTCTAATTTGAGACTTACTTATGGGTATCTTACCTTGAGGTCTTAGTCTTTTATCTTTTATACATTGTTCCATGTTCTCCTTTTGTGTACCCCAATAAAGATTTTTATAATGATTATTAGTAGGTACATTATCCTTATGACATACAAAGGGTTTATTCTCTGGGTTAGGTATCCAGGCCATTGCTACTAATCGAGAAGCCTGGATTCGAACCCTTTTATTTGTAGACCTTAATATATGATAAGTTCTACCTCTACTAATAGTACCTTTCATTACCATCCATAACTTTCTTTTAGGATAATACCTATACAGCCTACCTCTTTTGGAAATATGATATCCATACCAACCACTTACATTGTGAGATGGGTTTCTATTATATATCACCTGATTTCTTCTCATACTTTTCTTTATTTGCTGAAGGATTACCTTGTTCTTTCATCATCTTATCTAAAGTACTAGCGTATACTTCATCATATTGTTTACGTTGTTCCCTTGTAAATTCCGTACATCTTTGCCTTTCGACATCGCATTTGAATAATGCTCTACCGAAAGGAAGACCATCCCTTTGTACTACTATCTCAGCTCGAAGAATATTATCTTTTTCTTCTTGCTCAGTAGAGTTAAGACCCATGATAACCTGGGCATTACGAACAATGGCAATTGAACCAGAGATATCATTCTCATCGTATCTAGTAAGCCTATGCTTTTTACCTTCACGAGTAATGTGATGGGCAGTCCATATAATATCTAAATGTAATTCTTCTGCCAGATTCTGAAGGTCTACGTATACATTAGATATCCTTTCGAAATCTTCTCTATCACCCGCTATTGATGCAAGCTTACCAGCGTAGTCAACCATAAGAACTTTAATATCAATTCCTTGATTACGAAGCTGAATTATCTTTTCCCTTATATAAGTGGTATTAGTAATCATTGCTGGTACACGCTCAACCACTAATTCAACTCCAAACCTTGCAAGTTTCCTTAAATGCTTTGCCTCAAGTTTATCATATTCACCCGAGTATAATTCCTTCTTGGTTTTATTAATACTGGATTGAATGAAACGGTCCATGATCTGTTCTTGACCATTTTCCGTATCAATATATAATACTGACTTCTTCATTCTGAGATAACCTCTTGCAAGGTTTACCATAAAGAAGGTTTTCTTTGCCTTGGGTTTATCTAGTATCACATTAACAGAATGCTCTGGATAACCTCCTGCATTAGTTAGTTCATTCAACTGCCTAAATGGGCAGGGTATTACCGAGGGTTCTGATTGTCTTCTAAACTGTCTCTCAGTAATATCCCGAATCATATATAAGGGTTCATCTTCTTTCTTAGGTTTACTTTTCTGAAGTACCTTTTCAATCTTCCTCGAATACTCTTCGTATTGTTCGAAGTTATCCAAATCGAAGGAATCATTTAAGTTCTTCATCTCAACATAAGTAGAGAACTGATATATCTTTTCTTTTATGTAATCAGAATCCGATAGGGGTATATGATAGAGATTACTTATTAGTTTATTGATATTGGGTATATCATCTTTAGTTACCAAATCCACATAGGTTTTAGATTCTAGTAACTCTTTTAATACTTCCTTTAAGATATTCTCGGAGGGCATTCTGCCTTGCTTCTTAAAATATTTTGATATACCCTCAAAGATAAGTGAGTGTTCTATGAGAACCAGGTAATTGGATTTAATCCTTTTGAGTACTAATCCTCCTTCCTTATCTTTTAAAACAAACCTGAGTATCTCGAACTGAAACTCAGGAGAAAAACTGAACTTGAGGTTGTCTTTAAATTTCTTCATATCTATATTGCAATATTATATAAACTAATAGATTTTGATAGTACCGAGATAGTTCTAAGTATGTTGACATCTATCTAGAAACTACTAATCCACTACCTTAAGCTCCCGAATATTTAATATTATTATTTTATATAAGAAAAAATACTTATATTTGCATAACGAATATTTAAAAACATGGGAAAAAGTAAAGGAAATAACGGTTCAGAGCTTCATCGATTAAAACCTATGCAAGAATATGATGAAGCTACTTTCAACAGACTTTATAAAGTTTGTAAGCCAGTAATTAGAAACCTTACCAGACAGATTGATTATAAACGGTTTAATCTTACACCGGATATTATCCAATCTTATTTCTGGGATAAGATGTTATTTGTTTTCAACAAATACTATGGTGAATGTACTGAAGAACACCTTAAAGCAAGAATCCTTGCATCACTTAGTACATTCAAAAACAAATTGCTTCGTTCTGCATACGGAGAACAAGCCGAGTATAATCAAAGTCTCTTTAAACTCGATGACTTATTCGACAATGACAAAGAATTAGAGGATGATACCGAAGAAGAGAAAGCTAAATCAGAAATGCTTGATATGATGTATACTTATATGAAGGATAAGCTTTCTCCAGATGCCTATCTTTTGTTTGAGGTATTAATTACTCCTCCCCCTTTTATCAAGGAAAGGCTTGAAAATAGTACTCGAATAACTAATATAATGCTTATCGAATTTTTCGAAATGCCTAAGACTAATGAATCTATGAGATATATATCAGAACTTAGACAAGATATACAATATTGGGAAGACCGAGCTAAAGAAGAACTTAAGTATTAACACAAAAGAAAAGGGGCGTTTCCCAACGTCCCTCTCCCAATTAATTTTTACTACGCAAAACACAGATTGTAAACAAATGTTTACTCTTAAACAATACAAATAATACCCATGAGTTTTAATACTACTAAATAACTAATAACAACTTTATGATGATATCTTTTGGATATATCGTAATGTAATAGTCGGTGGCAATTTTTCAATATCCAAAGTTTCTACCGAAGTTTCTTGTAAGAAAGATTCCCCTAATAGGTTCCAGCTTACTACGATAGCACCATCTTGAATACCCTTGGTAGGAGTTCCTCTACCGAAATCTCCATTCAATCCCGTCTCCCTATTAAAGAAAGATTGAGGACGAACGTTCTCCCAGTTATTGGCATCATCTTGTTTACCTTTAGATACACCAAGAGCATGCCTATGCTTAGGAAGGTCATCACCTTTAATAGAGATTAAGAAATTACCCTTAGTTGGTGTATAGTAATCTCCAACATTCTGTAACATTACTTCATCCCCAATTTGAACACCTCCAGCTTGGTAACCAATAACTATTCTACCAGCTGCCTTAGTATATTCTGCCCAACCATTGGGTATTACATCGGTTTCCCAAAGAATAATAGAACCGATTGGTAAGTTAGCAGTACTCAGAGATTCAGAGAATTCTTTTCTGATAGCCTCAATTTGACTATCAATGTATTGCTTGATATTTAACTTAGTACCCGATTCATCTACTACTGGAAAGCCTGAATTTATCTGTTCTACTCTTTTCACTGATTCTTTCATCATACTCTGGGCAGCAGTAGTATAAGGGATTTCTTGAAACTTACCTTGATAGGGTACGATAGCAAAGTTCTCATTTCGTTTGGTCATTGCATCAGTACCCTTACCATATACTCCGATAAGAACAACGGAAGTTTTATTATTAGAGTAATAAGGGCAAGCACTCTCTACCATCTCTAGAAGATTGCTATAGGTCATATCGTAATTAGAATATACATCATTATTAATGATATCCAGTGTACGATTCTCTTCGGCAATCGGATAATAAATATCCAGAGACTTTTTAAACAAGGTGTAGAAGCTTTCGGAGGATTCATTCCAATAAGCTACAAAGTCTACTGGGTTATCTACAGGTTCGGAGATAGTAGTGTGTACTGCAAAGAGTAATACCTCTTCCGTTGAACCTTGGGTACCTTGGATGTTCTCAATGGTAATAGTTTGTTCATCAGATATAAATACATACCCATCCCTTGAAATACACCCAAAGTTTACATCTGGCAATTCTCCATCTTCTGAAGCCTTTGCCATATACCTTGCCATAATCCTATCCTTGATTACATGGGCATACTTACTTCCAGCAACTCCCTGAGGAGATACCACTAACTTGTTACCATTTATGGTAGCTGAGCCAAATCCACAGAATGGCCCCAAACCAGAAGGGGCAGCAATTGCTTCGGCTGCTTCCTTAGATTTGATTATACCTTCATACTTAAAGTACGTTTTCATTGTTCTTTGTATTTTTAAATTGATTCTTTTGTTCTGACATATCTTTAAATGCTTCACCTACATCCTTGAACTTTAAGGTTAACAATTTAAAGAGTATTCTCCATATACTATACCGTTTCTTAATACCATGTATTTCACAGATGTGTCCATATATACTATCTACTTCGAAACAGTAGCATATTACCATAACCGTTATTGATACCACTATTGGGTTCAACCCATAGGGTTCTCCAATAGCTTTACCAAGTACAGCACCAAGTAGAACATAGCAGATATAATCTACTATCTTGTTTAGAGTTCTTCTTCCCGCTCTAGATTTTCGAATTTCGATTTTCTGTAACCTACTTGCAGATAACCCAAACCATAAGTCTGATAGGATTAGAATTATTGCAAGGATTATCATCCATCTCAAATCATACAATATTTGTGTACACTCTCCCAATATACCCACAGTGAATGCCTTGAATAAAGACTGAGTTGTGGTTTCTGTTATTCTATCGATTGTTGAATTTATCATTGTTCTACTATTTGCCAAGATTGATTACTGTAAGTTGTAATGGTAAATGTTTTCTCTGAGAGGTCATCATGTTCCCATTCTAACTTTTGAGGACTAACACTTAAAAGGTCTGCATCTACTACGGTGAACTTAGTTCTCTTCGAAGTATCTACCACTGATTCGAATATATACTCTCCAGCTTGTGCAGTTACAAATTCATAACCAGCACCACCTGCGTCATAAGTAGTTACTTTACCAACTTCCCTTATTCGACTATCGAAGTCTGGTTTATTAGAAGTACACTTGATTAAAGTAGATACCTGTTTAACATTCCCCTTTAATTCTGCATAAGGGGGAGTACAAGAAATCTCGATGATTGTAGGATAATCTTCCAATATTACTTGGCATCTTAAAGAAGAACCATCATCCGCTACAAAGGTATAAGTCCCAGCCTTGGTAAGAGTAATCTCTTCATCAAGGTTATAGGTTTCCCCATTCTCATCACAAGTAGCAGTACCACTTACATTAACCCCATTTTTCATTTCCTCAAGATGGAACTTACAAGCAGACTTTTCATCCAGTAATTGGTATACTGCATAAGTATCATCTATCTGGTCTTCTGGTAATGCCCAGTTGGGTTCTTTCCAATGACTGTCTGTAGCATCCGAAGGTACTATCTTTAACTTGTTCTGATATACTACTGGAGAGTTATTAACTACCAGAGTAGTCTTAGCAGTAGGATAAGCTACTGACTGGAAGGTATAAGTCCCTGCCCCATTTGCAGTATATACATATCCATTCTGAGCATCAAAGGTTTCTCCAGTTTCAATTACCCTTACTCTATAATCATCACCATTACCAGAGATACGTTGTATCTTTACGGTAGTCTTGGCAGAGCCATTGAATAATGTAACTGTTGGTGGGCTAACCGTAATTCTATATACTGCAGTCTTACCAAATACTACTTCGAATATACCTACACCTTCATCTGTTTCCCTTTTATCCAGTGTACATTTAAACTTATAAGTACCATAACTATTAGCAGTAAACTTATCCCCGTTCTTAAACAACTTAGTATCACCAATTAGCTTACAGTATAGTTCACCAGTAAATGATTCTGGATAATTAGATTCAATGGTAAGAGTAGTGGTAGCATCTTTAATACTTTGCTTATCCCCAACTTTAAATTCAGAAGGTGTACATCTTACCTTATATGTAACCTCTTCTCGAGTTACGACAAAAGAAGTTTGCTTCACTGGGAACTCTACTACCTCAAAGATGTAGGTACCTGGTTCGGAAAACTCCCAAGTTGAACCAGAGACTTTCACTATATCCGTACCAGATAATCGTACATTACAAATTTTCACGGTACCTTTATAGGATACGTTTGCCCTTACTACTGTACTTACTTTTAGGTTAGTAGGAGTTATCTTTCCAGTAATAGGGTCACAAGTAATAGAATATACTCGATTATAAGATTCTTGATTAACCGTGATTTGAGTTACCTTAGTAGGGTCTCCCACACTTCTAAAATAATAAGTACCTGCTCTGGGTATATTAAAAATGGAACCACTTTCGTGTTTAGTGTAACCCCAATTTATATTATCACTGGATATCTGATATCTTAGGTCGGCATTTATCCAATCTGAAGTTACAGTTACCTTTACCGGTACTTCATATACCTCTGAAGTAATAAGATTGGGTTGGTCCGGATTTACTAACTCAGCTTTAATTGTATACCCATCATTTACGGTAAACCCATATTGAATATCGAAAGATACATGATAGGGTATGAATCTTTTAAAGAAAGCCTCTACGGCTTCTCTAAATTTTCTGAAAGCTGCCGAGTTCGAAGTATATCCATGACCGGTAAGTCTAAAGGTTACCGGTATACATTGAGAACAATCGAAAGTATTATCATAGGTATACTTATCGGCATAATGGTAATACTGGTCAAAGTGCGGATTACCTTTTACCCAACCATCATAACTATCAGCCTTTGCAGGGTCAGTTACTACGCAGGTTAACCCATACAGCCTCATCATTATTTCGAAGAACTCAGAGGTACCTCTTATTTTAAAAAGAGATATCGAATACTTCAGGATGTTTCTTACTTGAGTACTGGTTAAAGTAAAGGGTCCCTCCTTTGGTATTATCCAAAGCTTAGATAACTCTTGGAGTTTATCATCGGAGTAGAACCCATTAAAGTACTCTGCCCATTTCTGTGCATCTATCGTGTTCCCATAAGCAAAGGGCATTTCTCCAAGAAATTGCCAAAGGAAATTGAGATACATATCTGGGGTTTTATCTATATCGATAATATCCAATATATTCTCAATATCCTTTGTAATATAATCTTCAAAATGCTCTCCACAAATTTCTAGAAACCTCTCTAAGATGCCTTTACCATTTACCTTATAAGTATCTTGGTCCTTATATTCGAATGGTAAAAAGTCGATTAGATTTTTGAGGTTTATCATTATACTATTTCGTTAACTGTTAATGTTAATTGTGAAGCATTCTCGAATACTGGCAAATTAAAGCCAGGGTCTTCATAATCATGGTTTGGTTCAGATACTGTAATAGAATATCGATAACCTGATTGATAGCTATTGTTTTGGATATCCAATGAGAAATCAAAACCATTAGCTTTATCTATAATCTGAATAGAGCTACCGACTGAGCCAGTAGTTACATAACCATTCGATACTGAACGTACTGTAAAAGTAGTTGATGAATTGAAGGTAATATAGTAAGTCATAGAACCCTTTGCCTTGTTCAATTTAAATTGGCCAAGGTTTAATTCCTTATTACCATAAATGGTAGTAGGCCAGGGTTTAATATAGAACTTAGTAAGGTGAAGGTAATCTACGGTTGATAGATTATCTATCAGGGCATAGATATCTGATACTCTTACGCTTCCTCCTATTTGAGCTTGCTCCGGAGAATAGGCATTATATAAAGCCGTAAGAATTTGAGTTTGTATCTCTGGAGTCTTATAAGACTTCTTACCAGTAACTTCCATCTCTAGAATAATCTGAACCTTGCCTGCAGATTTAACCTTTAACCAAGTAGTCATAGGTGCTCTTTGAGATAATAGGTTGTATACCCTATTTATTAATTCAGAAGAAGCAACAGCTCCACCATCAGGACTGATATATACTGTAAGCTTTCTACCACATTCATAATCGGCTTTAGCTTTGTTTACCCCATCAACCAACATAGCCAAACTTTCGAAATCCTCTTTGGTAATTGCTACTCCCAAAGTCTTTACACTCAAAGGTATATGTTCCTTAAGCATTATAAAGTTCTCATAGTTTGAACCACCTCCAGCATCATAAGCATTACTTACTGTAGCATCAGTAATTGAAGAAGAGATTATTGAGGGTACAGAAGTAATGGTATTACTCTTTACATTACCTTGAGTACCATTAGTTAAGTAGAATACTACATTGGTTATTTTTGCACCTGCTGCAGGTTTCTTACCGAAGGTTCCATCCCCAAACATTATGTAAGGGTTAAGAGCTTCATCTACTGAAACCATAAAGTGTTTATCCGTTGGCTTTGATTTTGCAAAGGTATCTACCAATACCCAAGTTTCTCCACCTATCTGTAAAGACATAGAGCCCTGTTCATAGTACTTACCATTAGGCAATGTACCAAGGTGAACTATTACCCTGTCTCCAGTAGGTATTAGCATATTATTAAGAGCACTTGCAGTATATTTCTCATGTTGAATTATAGGTACTTTACATGTGGTTACATTTGAATACCAAGTTACATCTCTAGCAGATAACCAAGAGTTACCACTGGAATCCGTAAATAGAGTTCCTTGAGGTATGGTTAATTTAGCTCCAATGGAATTACCAGTAATACTTCTGGATAAGATTACATCTACTGTAGCAGCAATCGCTGCTCGAGCATGATAATCTACCAGAGCTCCATGTTTAACTACCGAATCATACCTTCTTGCAGTAGATAGGAAGGTTTCCCTTGCCATATTATCTACATAATAGTGAAGTACTTCGGCAATTGCCGCAAACAATGAGAGGATGATAATTAAGATATTCCCCTCCGAATAATCCGTTATGAGTTTCTGACCCTGAGGGTCTTTAAGCCCCATAAGGGATTCAACCAGCTTGGCCTTAATCTGTTGATAAGACCTCTGGTATGGATTAAGCCATTTATTTGTGATTCCCATATTATTGTGTATTTAATGAATTATCTGACCTATCATAGGTGATATCGAGGTACTGACTAGAATTTGTTCCATTTATTACATAAGCTACTTCTATGTGTATTTTTGCATCAACTCTAGTAACTGTGATATTTTGGAAGGTTATTCTCTGTTCCCATGCACCTATGGCTTGTTTTAAAAACTCTTTAATTATAAAACTTAGGGCTTGTGAGTTTGGTTCCTCAATACATTGCCATAGTTTACTACCAAAGTTTTCCTGTCGAAATCTCTGACCTATCATATAATACAATATAGAACTTATATTATCCCTGATAAGTTTAAAATCCCCGTTTACTGGGTACCAACCTCTTTCCCCATTTTCATTAGTTGTAAGTTGGATAGGATAAGTTACACCTATACCAACTAAGTCTGTAAAGTAATTCTTTTCCATTAGTGTATGCAGGTTTTATCCTCATAATCGTCTACAACGAATTGTGAGAAAGGTTTAGTTATTTGAGTTAAAGTTGGGCCAGAAGAACCTGGCCCAGTAGTTACACCTGAGTGTACATGAGAGTTGAACATACTACGAAGTTGTTCTAGTTCTTGAATAGTTTGATTTAGTTTTTCGGTTAGTTGGGCAATATTGATTAACCCATGATTTTCTCCAGTATTTAATATAATGGTATCACCTGAGGATATATTGATATCTTTATTAGCTGATACTATTACGTTAGATTCAGAATAAACCGATACGTCCCCATTAAAGTAGAGATTTAGTTTCCCATTATCATCGTCTATTATAATGAGGTTACCTTCAGGAGTAACTATCCCCATTTTATTTGGACCGTCTAATGGTTGAGGTACTTGATTCATACCCCAACCATGGTATTCCCATAATGGTTTAGTAGGGTCACCAAATTCAAAAGTAATGAATACTATATCTCCTACCTTAGGGGCTAAGAACTTAAACCCACTACTTATTGAACCATGTTGGCCTTTCGGTAAAGCCCAAGCAAAGGTACCTCCCATTACTTCTGGTATACATACTTTTACCCTATTCATCTTCTTTTCGGTATCATTATTATCAACAACTATACCTCGGTATATAGAGTAGTATCTTCCAAGACCCTCTAATCCTTCTTCTGTTATTATCTTTGCAGTTTCATAGCCCATAATTACCTCGCTTCCTTATTCTTGATATATTCTTTGAATCTCTTTATGCCTACTTCCATATAATCGAATTTAACCCAATAATCATCGGGTACTTGAATATCTTTGATGGTTATCTTTCCGGGTATTACCTTACCTGAAGAAGTAGTTAAACTACCAGAGCTTACAGCTATACCTTCTGCTTTCTCGATTGGAGTCTTAGCTAATACTTCAGTATAGTAAGCCTTCTTTCGAGCCATCTCATCCCTACGTTTAACATCCAATACGTTTCCTTCCTTATCCATAATACCAGATTCAATGAAATAGGCCACCTCATTGTAAGTCCAACTCAAATCTAATTCATTGATATTACTTAAAGCTTTCTTATCTTTACCCTTAGAGGTTACAGCATTAGCTTTAGCATCATTAGCTACAACCGTTTGAGTAGACAGTCCAGTCTTAGAAGTAGTAGAACCAGCCCTACTCGAATTCTTTACTAACTCTAAATTAGTTACATATCCCTGGCCTGCATCCATAGAGTGGGTACATTGTTTTATATACCAAGGACCAGACCATCGTTTACCAACATTCTCTAATATTAATACCTGAGAAGAGGCTAGTAAGGGTCTTCCAACAACTTGCATCTGACAAACCAGTTTACTCTCTGTATACTTTAAACCACCATTAGCATTAGCATTAGCTGCCCAAGCCCACTTATCTATCCCCCCATATCTACTGAATAGATTATGGTAAAGTTTGTACAGGGATATCTCAACATTAGCTTTTTTCCAATGTTGAACTTTCACTGTAACGCTATAAATACCCAAACTCTGATTTAATGGGTTTTTATATTTGATAACCGGGGTGTCATCGATCACCGCAGTATAAGGGCCTTTCTTTAAAGCCGATATACCTCGATAAACACTTTCTTCATCCTCTAATCCCCAAGCAGTAGCTCCACCCTTGGGAGTATGCTCTGGGTCAAAGTCTCTTGGGTCCAGGTCTTCTATGACCATGTATTCCATTTGTTCTTTACCCTCGAAAAGGTATCTTTCATTCTTGAGGATATTGTATATATCTTCATCTAATGTTTCACCATTAACTACATTCTTAAGGGCAGCATTTAAAGCTGCACGCCTATCAGCCGGAAATTCTTCTCTTTGAATGGTTTTATTTATGATACTTCTTACCTGATCTGTACTAAGTTCATTAAGGAATTTTTCCTTACCTTGTCTATAAGCTTCGGCGGGATTAGAAGCAGAATACTCTGCTACATCTTGATTCCATTTGTCATCTACTTGTTTCCTAGCTTCAAATAAAGCTCTTAAGTTAGGGTCAGTCTTTAGGGTATTTAGCATGATAGTAGGTATATCTTGGGGATTATTCTCTGCTCCATATTTACCTATTGAGGTTTTCCAATTATTATAATAGACCCCATTATTCTCATTAGCTACTATCTCGGGTAATTTTTCAGTATCATCAATCCCAGTACTTAATACTTCTAAATCTTTACTCTCTGGATTAATAGCGGGAGATAGTGTAGCCTTAACTCTCTTAGTTACTTTTTGAGTAGAAAATTGAACACTAAGTACTTCCCCATTCTCCCCCTGATAAGTATAAACAGTTACTGGTTCTTCATGAAATTTCCTATTATGTATATAAATAACATTATCTCTTGAATCTATATACCAAGGGCCATTAGTATAACCTCTCATCTTTTGTTCTAATTGAACTAAGATATTCTTGCCAACTAATCCGAAGTCACTATTGATTAGGGCCTTCAAATCTTCTGGCATAGCCACTTCTGCTACTCCACTGTACCTATTAGCATAAAGCACCTTTCCAGTAGTAGTACGAGTATTCTCTGTAGGTACCTGTAGTGACTCATATACTTTATTACTTATTATTCGTTGTTCCATTACTGAAAGATTTCTATGATTACACCTACACCATTATCACAACCACCATCTAAATAGGAAGATAAACTATTCTCTGAAGCTTCAGAGAAATTATATGGTGGCTGATATCTTAAATCACCAATAGAGTCTATACACTTGATAGTTACATGGGTACCAGTAGAATCAAACTTTGCCTCAAAATCCCTGACCTTGATAGTTTTAATTGGACCCGATACAAATTGACCGTCTGGGTATATGTATCCCCACTGTAAGCATATCACATTACCTTCTTGTAAAGCCTCTATGTCCACAGTATCGGGATCTCCAGTATCAAATGTAATTGTAGCAAGATTTTCTTTTTCTTCATCATACCTATAATTCCAGGTACTAATATAAGCTCCAAGAGGTATACCAGTAATGGGATTCATTATCGGCATACCTCTAAAATCGAATAGAGCCAAGTATGGTTGGCCCATTCCGTTATATAATATGGGTTTTTGTTTAGCTGCCATAAGCGGGGATTCTTATAAGTGTTCCACTTTCTACCTCTTTAAAAGGGTTTAGTATACCATTAGCTTCTGCAATAAGATACCATTTACCTGAATCCCCATAGTATTTATAGGCTATATTCTGTAAAGTCTCTCCATCCTTAATGGTATGTTGAATATCATTTGAGGATGAAGGTACAGAAACTACTGGAGTTTCTAAAGAGTAATCTCCATCTCCGTAATTTAGAGCATAGGCATTATTATAAGGGCTAGCTCCCGTCAGATATTGGTTAATATCAATCATATTTAATACCTCCCGTCTTTTTAAGTGAATCAGAATTTATAAAATCTCCATAGGATAGATTATATGCACTTACTCTCTTGAAAATCAATTCTTGAGTTGCTGCTGCAGGTAATAACCTACCATTACCAAAGGTAGCTGGCTTTCCAGGTACCCTTATCCTATAACCATTCTGAAAGTTCTTCAGAGTATAGGTTGCTGAAGTAAGGATGTAATAGTGATTATCAAATATACCCGAATCCCCCCATTCTATCTTAACAATAGGCGGAGCCGATTGATAACCGTTAGCTTTAGTCCAGGCCTCTAATAACCTACACTTATTAATTACCTCCTCTGGATTCTCTGGGTCATTACAGTACCAAGATACATTGAATTGAATGATGTCCTCAGCACCAGTAAAGTGATACATAGGAGTATTCCTTCCCATGGATTTGATAGTTGCCCATGTGGTTTCTCCCCTGAAGTCCAACTCTGGAGGTCTATTCTGTAAGGTAATATACTGAGTAGGGTTAACAGTCATATTATATATCCTTATCTCATTCTGATATATGATATCAGCTTTAGCCTCAAAGTTTCTGTAATTAGTGGTATTCTTATTCCCTTTTGCTGGGTCTACTCCTTCACCTTCTTCTAATCTTGGAAATTGTAATTCCATTCTCCATTTAGCCTGGAGCTGTTTGTTTAGGGTTGGATTCTTAGATGATATTTGAGCTTCTCCAATTACTCCATTTGGGTCATAGAGTTTACCCTTTTGAGCATCATCCTTTGGAAGAGTAGAAATAGTTCGATTGAGTAATATCCGAGCTCTCCATAGTTTATTTAAGGGACCCGTAAGAACTCCTGCGGTATCCCTTGTAAGGTCATTATATTTTTCAACGACCTTACCTGCTGCTTTATTTAATACTCTAGCCATAGTGTTTTAATTTTATAATCCTAATGCTACACCAGTATAATCTTGCTGAGAACCCAAAGAGTAATCCCCCAATATCTCACCATCTACACTGATATTAATCTTACCGTCTTTTAACCCATCTCTAATAGCTGCTCTCATTGCATTCAAGAACCTTTCTTCATTCTGAGCTCTGATTGCAGATGGGTCTTCTTTATCTTGGGCATTAGTATTCCTATCTACTGAATCAATAAGTCTACTACCTACTTCTATTAGTAAAGGTAAACCTACGGTAATAGCTAATCCCCAGGGTCCACCAATTAACCCTAATAACCTACCACCTACCGAAGCTAAACTTCTAGTAGCAACAGTCTTAGCAGCTTGTTTACCAGCTTGATTAGCTACAGTACCTCCAACTACACCTCCAATGAGTGAAGTGGCTGGAGACATCCCTGGATTGGGTGTTTTAATATATCTACCAATTTTGGTATTATAAAATCTACCAGCTTTGTTCATACTAACTCCCCCCATCATCATCTGCAATTGAACCATGGTCCTCATGAGATTTACCATACTTATCATATGAGCTTCCATAATAGCAAATTGGGTGTTCGTCTTAATGGCTGCTGCAGACATACCCTCAGTAGAAGCAGTAGCAATAGTCTGTAAATACCCAACAGACCTAATAATACCTCTTACAGTATTAAACCCTGCAACTATAGTACCCACTACTACTGCAGTAGCTCCTATCCTAAGACCAAAACCTCCAACCCAAGTTTCTGAGATAGAATTAATTACTTTGATTATAGAGTTACCCACATTTAGTACTGGGGTAAAGATTCTACCCAAAGCTGCACCTGCGGTAACTGTTAAGTTCTCTATACTTGATTCGAATTGGTCAATTACACCTGCATCGGTTTTAAGACGTTCTTCATTGAGTCGATTTACTGCCCCAATGTTTTGGTCATAAGTAGCAAGTATCTTACCCATCTTATCTCTACCAGAAGCAATATCCCTAAGTACGGGGAGCATACCACGATTACCACGAACTCCAAAGATATTGAAGAAAGTTGGTGTTTCAATTCGTGAAGGTAAATCTACTGCGGCCTTAGCAAACTTCTGATAGATAGTGTAAAGGTCTATAAGGTTACCTTGAGCATCGAAGAATTCATCGGGACTTAAGCCCAAGTCTGCTAAAGCGTTATAGCCTTTCTTTTTTTGATTAACAAGAGAGAGCTGTAAGTAACGAATCATATTGGCCAGTGAGGTACCTGCCATAGAACCCTGTATACCCATATCACCCAATACACCAATAGCAGCAGCCGTTTGCCGAAGGTCTACTCCAGCAGTTGCCATATCTGCTCCTGCATAAGATATGGACTGGGCTAAGTCTGTTAAAGATATATTTGCATTAGTAACTGCAGTATATAAATCATCGGTTACTCTAGCAGCTTCCGTCATTGGGATTTGGTACATTGACATGATATTGGTCATCAAGTCAGCTACACCACCTTTCTGTCCCACTGGCATTGTAAAGATTGAAGCCAGCTTAGATGCTGGCCCAATCATCTCTTTAATAGCATCGAATTTATTACCCGCCATAGCCAGGTATCTTTGTCCTGATGCAACATCCGAAGCAGTAAGAGGAGTTATCTCATTGACATCTTTTGCCAATTGTAACATTTCTCTTTGTTCTGCAATGGTAGCACCAGCAATTTTCGAAGCAGTCCAAACTTCATTCTGAACACCCGCAGAGTATTTATAGGCCCTTGCCATTCCCCCTACGAGCTGCATTCCGAAGTCCATTGTATTAGAAGCTGACATCTGTATACCCCTATTCCAAGTATTCATATCATTCATCATTGTTCTGAATGACCCAGATATCTTGCCAGCTTCTTGAGAGAATCGGTCTTTTAAAACCATGGCAACACCGACCTCTACTATACTCCTACTGGTATTCATAATTTATTTTCTTTTCTTTAATTGTTTATAATATTGCTCGGCCATTTCCTTAAATATTTTCCTTATTCGATACGGAAGACGTAAAAAGCCGAAATAGTCTAAGGCTATCTCGGCTCTGGTGATATAAACAAAATCACTCTCTAACATTACTCTTCCGTCAGGTAGAAAAAATTGGGTGCCCAAACTATAGGATAAGTTCTTTCTTCTCCAGTTAAGGGATTAGTAATATGGGACTCTCCCTTAAAGATAGGGTCAATAGAGATTATATACTTTCTCATCTCAGCCATATCCTTTGCAGTAAAAGGAGTAAAGTTTTCTACCTTCTCCCAATTACCGTCTACTTCTAAGTAAAGATTCCGACAAAGTAAGGGGGCATTCTTAGTTTGTTTATCCAAGGGTAACTTCATGAACTCTTGTTCTCCCTTACCAGTCATACAATCAAATTTGATTTTCTTGCCCGATGAAAGAAGGTATTCATGACCGGTTAATTGAATACCCTTTGGATAATAAGGGATGGCATCTGGTTTTTCATCAAATACCCTATTATCAGTGGGTACTTCTGAATAATCGAAAAGGAACTCATGAAGGTCTTGGCCATAAGTAACTTTACCACCGTTCTCTTTACCCCAGTCATATTCAAATTCTACTTCCTCTCCCAGTGAGAATATACGAGAATTGAAAATAATTGCATAGCGGTCATTGACTGGTAGATTGAGAGCATCATCAACGGTTAGCTTACCGTTAGGAGTGGCATTAGTTCTAATTACGATTGCTGCAATGAACTTGGTAAGGTTCATTAAAGTTTTCATGTCTGAAAGGTTACTGAGAATGTCTTCATCAGCTCCATTCTGTTCTCTAATTTCATATTCGAAACCAGAGGGTCCGGTAAATCTAAATGTTCTAAATTCCATAATTTTGATATATTTAATGTTTACAAATGTTCATAGTACTCCGTATAACAACAAGAAAGGGGTGAGCTCCTATCACAGGAATCCCACCCCTCCACCGAATCTTAGTGAAAATAGACTGAGGAATTAGTATTTGTCTGCAGTACCCACCGAGAACTCTATGGACTCTATGGTATTCTCTGAAGCCATTCTGTCCAAGTCTAAGCCGGTAATCTTACATGGCCATACCTCTTCGAAGACGTGGGTATTAAGAACCGAAACTCCATCTTCGGCAAGTTCGTTTACAATAGCCGTTTCCCAATATTGGCTTGGTACTAAGCCACCACCAACTATATGGTCTTGGCAAGAATAGAGCCAGTCATGAAGCCAGGTATCTGAACCTGCAGTAGTCATAAGTTTCTCTACGATAAGATTACCTATAGTAACCCTACCAGCAGTTTTAACATCTCTATTGACATCCCCATGAGCCACCTGGTCAATCTCAATATCAGGCAAAGTACAACTTTGGAATAGATAAGTATTGATAGGGTGTTTGGGGAACATGATACTCCACAAGAATTTCTTCCGTGGATTTTTTACTTTTGCTCCCATCGTTATATGTTTATAGGTTATTACTTGTTTCTACAACTGATACCGACTTAGAAGCAGCATCAATTACAATCTCCATAGTTACCTCTTGCATAGGAACTACGTCTTTATACTTAAGGATAGCACGATATTTACCTTGACGGGCATCTGCTTCGTTATTTACGGAAAGATCATCCCAAGAAGTTGCATCCTGGTCACCCATCCAAGTATATTCTGTCATGGCATCTTCATCTACCAAAGAATCTAATGTAGGTTTAACTTCCAACCAAATTCTTTTCCAAGTTCCCCAAACGTTGGGTTCTTCCAAGTATTTGTTAAGTACTGGACGAAGGAACTTCTTCAAATACAAATTCAATCTTACGATTGAAAGGAATCTTTCTGAATCCTGTTTTACCTGAGAAGAGAAACAATGCCATAGCATGGTTTGTTTACCTGCATCGGGAGTATCTTTGATTACCATCTCATTGATATAATTCTGAGCAAGTGTGTTCAGTTCATTATATCGAGAAGGAGAACCATAATTTGGACATACGGGCCCAACTGCATCTCCAATAACTCCTCGGTTCATACCAGCAAAGGATTTCCAAGGACCATATTGAGTAGCAGAAGCATCTCCCAAACCTGCAATGGTACCCACTACATCAGAATCTTGAAGATTGCCGTTCTCATCGTAGTACTTAAGGCCACCTCCAAAGTAAGCAATGTACTTGGAATTACCCACGGTACCAAGACAAGTCTGTACCCAAGTAACCTGAGCTTTATAGTCTCTTGGTTGAGTACCCTGGGTGTAATGGGTTAAGTGTTTTGGGACTTCTATGTACAGTACCCATTCCATCAATTCTTTTGCCATATCTGCAGCAGCCTTATATACCTTGAGTACGTCAGCATCAGTAGTAAGGTGTTGAGAGATATGGGAAATGAATAATTGGTAAAAGTCAGTGTAGTCCCTTACTAAATCCAATGAAGCGATCCATTCATCAGCAGTAGGGTTAGAACCAGCACTACCTACGGTACCGGTAAATAGTTTCTCGGTATCTGAAGGAGCTGCTCCCCCAACTGTTACAGTAACGGCATTTTTTGTACCATCTACACTATCGGTAAGCCATTTGATTAAGTTCTCAAAAGATGAACCAGCAACTACTACCGGTTTGATATACTCTGAGTTCTTAGCAAAGGCACTAAGAGCAAGGTAATCTACCGAAGTATTATTGTTATCATCGGCAGTTTTATAAGTTACTACCGGACCTTGTTCAAGTACCTGGCCATTGCCTGAATAGATTCTATAATACAAGGTATTGGATTGTTTATAGAAACCTACCTGGAAGGTATCAGTACTACCGATTGGGTCTCCATAACCTTTGGTTACCAATCCCAAACTATAAGTAGTTCCCCCAGAAGCAATGGTTATCAATGCTGCAGGAGTAGCAGGGTCTGGAGTAGCAGAAGCAGGTGCTATACCTTCCTCTTCGGATTTAGCAACTGTTTTAGCTTTACCCGCAGTTGCAGCTACTGTACCTTGAGTAGCTCCCTTACCAAGCACTCGAATAACACGAAGCTTAGAACCACCTTGCAAAGCCTTTTCGATATTTGATACAGAACCATCGGGTACAATTTCAGAACCATAGATTCTTTGGAACTGAGAGAATGTAGAGATGATTTCTGATGGGTCATCATAAGGGCCCTTAGTAGTTCTAGCCAATACACAAGAAACTCCTAACATGGGAGTAGTTTGAAGAACATTGTTGTTCTTAAACTTAAAGTCAATGTGAGGTGAAGTTGGCATAATTCTATTGTGATTAAAGTTAATTACTTGTTTAATTTATACCCTAGAGTATTGTACCTATACCTTAGGTACTTTTAACTCTAACATTTCATTTTCGTTTTGTTCTAACAATCCAATAAGAACTGATATATCCCTGATGGGTGTAAGAGTACCTTCTCCCAAAGCTTTTTCTGGAAGAATACCGTCTTTACATACATAAGTGTATACCTTCTCAAGTATACCATGTTCTACATCTGGATGGTCATAATAATTACCAATCTCAATGAATAGGTTTCCGGTGGGAGCAAGCCTGCCCTTTTCCCATTCCTCTAAGTCATTGAAGTATGGTCTCACGTATCCTCTAGCAGGTAAGCCAGTATATAAGATTGTATGTAGCAACCTCATATCGGCTTGTGTTTGAGAAACTAGATGTACATCTATGGTAATATCTTTTGTTTCATAAGGAAACTCTGAAGCTTGGTAATTACCATCCTCAAGTTTATCACCAATGATGTATTTATTCACACCAATATCTCCAGCATAATAACCCTGTAGTTCTATGGTTATTCTTGGGAGAGTCTTTGGGCCTTTTACTTGATTATTCCCTATACCAAAAAGTGGTATAAACTTCTTCATACCTTTGATTGCCTCTTGAAATCTTTTTTCGTTTTCTTGAGACAAAGGTAAGAAGTCTTCTGGGTTTAAGGTAAGACCCATTTCCAACATTGTACTAAGTAGAGAGATATAAAAAGTTCTTTCTACTATTTCTTCTGAGTTTACCATTAATAAAGTCCTAATCTAATATTTAACTGAACACTTTGATTGCCATTGTCATTAATATACCCATTATAAGTTACCTGAATACCTCCCACACCACCTATTATGGTTTGTAAATGACCAACACAATTTAATTCACTAACCCATTGAGTAGCAATATTTGAAGGATAATCGGTAAGCCATACTTTAAAGGGTATTGGTTCTAAACCAATACCTCCAGGGAATTGACCCTCTATTGTCTTACTTATATCGGTTATCTTAAATTGTTTTATAAATTTAGCAACTTGAATACCGTTGATAAGGTAGTACTGATAACCCTTTACATTACTAATCTGAGCAGTACTAGTATTTTGACCAAGATTTGGGAATGGTATATTCGGGGTTGGTTCAAAACCATACTCAGTAGTTCTTTTACCAGGAGATTGAGTTATATTTAAAACTATCTCAGTGTTAGGTTCTTGCTGTGAGATAATCTTAACTATAGCAGTTCTTTCCAAGGGGTCATAGTTACTGGGGTTATGTTCTTGATTAGTAGATTTAGTTTTGATAGTAAGCTTACCTGCGGCATTAGCTTCTCCAATTTCTTGGGTTACCTCTAACCAATCTGAGGAGCTTTCAACTTTCCAATCTACAGCACGATATTCATCTTGAGGCTTATTATCGATAAACTTCTGTTGGTAACTGTATACACCTATTTCTAGGGTCTCACCCCTTTTAGTACCATCGAAAGTATGGGAAGTAGTTTCTGGAGTGATACTAAAATAAGTTCTCCAGGTCTCTACTATTTTAGGAGCGGCCTTTTGTACCAGAGTTACTTCCCTTTCTACACCCTGAACTACTACCTTGAGAACCTGCTCTTTTATATTATTCATGTCTTCGTTTACTGCCTTAGGCTTTACCCTAATAGTTGCAGTACCAGTTCCGGATAATGAAGATATTTCAAAGTCTGCTGCCATTTTTAACTTTCCTTATTTCTTTTCTAACTTCATTTCGTATTTCCTTTTGTAAGGCAGCTTTTCCACCAGCAGCCTTAAATGCAGGATTCCAAAGAGGACGAGGTGGTAAATTACCATCTCTGCTACCATACTCTAACATGATAGCTATCTGATTCAAAGTCTTTCTTGAAGTCTTACCAGTATAGGTAATCTTCTTGATTCCAATTGGTAAACCAACGAAAGTTCTATTCTTGGTCTTTACTACAGTAACGGATTTAGCATATTGACCCGTGAGTCGTAATAGAGTATGCTCCCCATGTTTCTTTACAGTACCTGGAGCATGTTTTGGCCAAGAAGTATGGGTACCTGGTGGTGGAACACCCGTATTCAAACTTCGTCTTACTATACGAAGAAGTTGATTACCAAACTTTTCTGTACCCTTCGCATAACCTTCGGTTAAGATACTTGGAGTTTTGGCAATCAACCTTTCTGCACGAGCTTGTTCTCGTTTGTCTGCGTATATTTCTAGAGAGCCAACTGGAGTCGATAGTGTAATATTAACCGACTTACTTGGCATAATTCTTATTTATTATTTGGGTTTATCTAATCCCAACTCCTGAGCAATCCTTTGTAAAAGAGTTTCTTGCGTGGTTATCCGTTGATCGATATATTGCCGAAATTCATCAAACTCCGGAGCAGGTCTACTTGGAGCAGATTGGGATTGATTAATTGAATTGAGAATATTATCACATTCAGAAACAACTGCCTCAAACTTTGGTCGATTGTTAAGTATATTTAAGGCATTTTGTTTTTGTATAGTAACCTCATTAATTATATTCACTATATCGGTAGTATAATATACCCCATTATAAATACCCTCATCAGATTGTGAAGGTAGGTATATTGTAAGCTGTGATACAGAATCTTGGATCACTAATTCGATACTGTTAACAAAGCCATCTTTAGTACCGGATGCCATGGGTTTACTCTCGCCTACCTTCACAATCTTTGCGGTATCGAAAATGGGATAACCAGACCTCCTGTCATATAACCTATGATATACTAAATACATAATCATAGGTTATAGTAGCACCACCCTGAGTAATATCAAGTGTTATCTTCTTACCAGATTCTGATTGAGTTACTGTTACTGTGGCAGATCTTGATGATTCTTCGGTATTCTCTGAAGCTTTACTTGATACAGTCTTACCACTAACTGTAACGGAAGACCAAGAGGGAGTACCAGACAAATTTACACCTACATCATAAGTATCTGAAGTTTCGGAACCATTAATTACTTTTTTCTTATAGGATATAAAAGTCTTAGATAAAGTATCCCCTGAAGCAGCATGGTGAATGGATTCACTTGCACCAGCACCATTCCAATAAAAGTAGTAATTATAACTTACATCAGCACCACCCTGAGTAATATCCACATAATCAGAAGCCCCTCCATAAGAAGCCGTAACTCTAATAGACCTACTACTTGTACTGGTATTCTCAGAAGCACTAAGTGTAGTACCTGATAGACTAAATCCTGAGGTACCATTGGTACTTAAACTTGGAGTAGCACTATCAGAGCCATCCCTTGTATTTGAACCCGAAGTATAATTCGCATATCTTGGTCTACTTGCACTGGGGTACAAAGTTACACTACCTCCAGTATTACCGATGGTATAAGAACTTGCCGTTAAGCTTACACTCCAAGAACCATAGGTATACCCAGTAAATTCGTTTGCTGCCTGGTATACTGGTACACTTACAGATTTGGTTTTACCATTTAGTGATAAGGTACCAGTAAGGGTTCCTACCCGGGTTCTAGATTTAACCGTAGTTCCCAAAGAACCTGCACTAACTGCAGTACCATAACTAATGCTAGCACCACTTGTAATCGTACCTCCTCCCGTTGTAGAACCATTCCATCCCCAAGTTTGAGAATATGAGGGCATAGTAGAGAATGAACTTCTAGTACCTCCACTTGCAGGGATATCTGTTACTGCACCTCCACTTGCTGTAATCTCACTGTAGCTTTTATAACCTGCCGACTGAGAACAAGATACGGTTAACTTCTTCCCTGTTTCAGCTTGGGTTAAGGTTACCGTACCACTTAGTGTACTGGTAGAAGTATTATTACCCATAGTTACAGAAGTACCACTTCCAGATACACTACCAGAGTTGGCTCTAGTATAAGTTAAAGCAATTTGGTTACCATAATTATGCCCATTTCTCAATTCTTGTTTGTAAGAAGTAACGGTAAAGGTTTTAGTACCTCCTGTAGCCCCAAATGACATAGAGGTAGGTGATACACTCCAACCATAACTCCAAGATTGAGAGGCCGCTGCTTGATACCATTTGATAGTATAGGTTTTACCTGAACCTTGTTGTATGATAGTACCGTCAGTTTTAGACCTGGCAGTTAACTCAAGATTCTCGGTAGCTCTCCAACCTGTACCGTCTGCCCAAGTTACCCAAGAAGGTCTGCCCGAATGACTATATGCAACACTCTCTACAGTACTAGTAGCTACACCATCCAAATATTTAGTTCTAGTAGAAGTAGCCCCAAACCAAGGCTTCTCATTAGTAGGTTCTCCGCCTAAAGCCGAGAAATTCAAAGTATCTGTCCAAAGAGTAAAAGTATATTTCCAAGTTACCTTATGAATATCTTCGAGTTTGACACATTCGTTATTTCCATAGGAACTGGCATTGGATAGTTCCAACCCCACATAATTTTCCCCTGTTCCTGTAGGGGAGAGTGCTAACAATTCAGCCTTGGTAGGGCAGTCATTTCCTGTCTTACCAAGGCCTACTTTAGTTTTGACAGCACTCCAGGTTGCTATCTCTCCCATGATTATTTATTTTTAAGTTCTTGAATCTCAGCCTTCAAAGCCTTAATCTCATCGTAGAGAAGTTTAATACCTTCAATTGCCAAAGTTGACATCTTGTGATATTTAACTTGTTTTACGAGTACATACTCTTCCCCATTGATTTCCAAAGTTTCGAATTCCTCTGGATTAGGTACTGTAGATTTCTCTACTGGAACTTCCTCTACATATTTACCAAATCCCAATCCCTCAAGATTCTGAGCAATAGTTCCCTCGTCCTCTTTACCAAGCCTTTCGAATGACTTAGTTGGTATCTGGCAAATCTGTTCCAGAGTATGATTCAAATCCTTAATATTAGATTTGAGTCGAACATCTGAAGACTCTTTGAAGAAACCGGAAGGAGCAGTAGTCTTAGCAAATACTACCTGGTCGGTAGTTGCCAAACTCAATTGAGCTCTAGTTACTACGTGAGGATTATCTTTTCTACCAGCATGGCTATTGATAGAAGTCTGAGCAGCAGTACCTGCAGCCTTAGCATCAGCAATAGCAGTAGCTTGAGCAGTAGATACGGGCTTATTAGCATCGGAAGTATTATTAACATTACCCAATCCAACCTGAGTTTTAGTAACTGCATGAGGATTAGATTTATTGGCAATGTGATTATTTACCTTAGTTTCTAATGCAGTTACATCTGAACCAGTATCAGCAATCAAATCGTCAACGTAAGTTTTCAATTCTGTACGAAGAGCATTGATAGCATTAGTTCTATTGGTAATCTCATTTGCCAACCCCTGTACCGTATTATCCAAGTTAGTCTTATCTTGGGCAGTCATTACACCTGCAGTAGTCTTAGTTGCTGCTGGTATGGTGACATTCACATCTGTACCTCTACTATATGAGCCCTCTTCAGTATTCTTTACCCATCTAAAATACTTTAATCCGAGATTATTCGTATTTTGGGTAACACTGTTTATTACCGTCATTATCTCCTGAGGTAAACTATTGATTAGTTTATCATGCTCATTATCTTTTGCAATACGAGCCTCTTGTTCATCCTCTATGGCTTTCGGTAGGGTTTGATTAAGTTTTATTACACTTTCTGCCTCCATCAAACCGGCTTCTTGAGTAGTGGCATTGGTTAGTGGAATAAGCATCCCCTCAGGCTGATCTATGTAATGACCCTGGTCATCTAAAGAAGAATAATTACACTGAATAATTATATTCCTCTTGTTTCTGTTAACTATTGAAATATTACTGATTAAATTTCTAGGCATACTAGATACCACATCCTCAAGATGTTTACCTCTACTACCCTCGAAAGCAGTACCTGCAATTTCTCCAATAATAAGGGAAGAAGTGTTACTATCTACGAATTTAGTACCTGACCAACGGAATTGATAAGGAGGTTCCCCATTAGCAACATTAATGTATATCTTACCAGATTCTCCAGTTACCGGAGTTTGGTGAGTAGCATCAGTATACAACTGAACATTAGTAAGACCTCCAGTAGAGCTTACTTCATAAGTAGCGTATACCTCGATTACATCGTCTACATATGAAGGCAAATGGTTAGCTGGTACCAATCCATTACCATCCAATGGAGCAAACCCATCAGCTTGTCCCTTAGTTGCTACAAAGGCATCATGCTTGGCTTCTAGAGTATCAAGGTTATTCTGCAGTTTAGTATCAAGGGCAGTATCAGCATCTTTTCTATCTTGAATCTCTTTTTCTAAAGCAGCAGTCTGAGAATCTCCCAGATTCTTGATAGCTGTATCGATTGCCTTTTGTCTATCCTCAATCTCCTTAGCAATAGCATTGGGCAAAGTCTCATCAAGATTAATCTTATCTTGGGCAGTCATTACACCTGCAGTAGTCTTAGTTGCTGCTGGGATAGTACCCATTACATATCTACTACCCTTAACATAGACACCAGATTCTGAGTCTAGTTTAGCTCCAGCATGAGTAATGGTGATCTCAGAATCTGAAATTTCTAGATTGCTCCCAGAAGCAAGTACAAAGGATTCTGGGAGAGAATCAAATAACTTCTTATCGGCTGCGGTTTGTACACCTGCCGCTTTATTCGTCGCAGGAGGTATATTTAGATGACGTATAGCATTTTCAATGGGATTATCTTCATATACTCCAGTATCGGGATTTATAGTAGATAAGTCCAAATAAATATCTACCATGTTATGGCGTTGAACTCTTCCATTAAAACCTCGAATGATATTTGGGGGAAGAGAATCAAACAATTTCTTATCTGCAGCGGTTTGTACACCAGCTTTTTCTGCAGTAGAAGCAGGTAAAGTAATTGGATTCTGTTCTACTGTACCATCTTCGATTACAGTTTTAGTAGCAGCAATGCCTATTGAAGTCTCATTTGGAGTTACATCCCCAAGAGCAAAGTTAACAGTAGTAATTCTATCTAACTCTACCTTATCCTTAGCAGTCATCGTACCGGCTTTAGTATCTGATGCCTGAGGCAAATCAAAGGTTTCTGTAGTATCAGCATTCAGACCATTATCCTTAGTTACGGTTACGGTTACTTTACTTGCATCGGAATCAGCCGATATATCTGTAAGGGCATTTTCATCCAACCCATCCAACTTAATCTTATCTGCTGCAGACATGACTCCTGCAAGAGATTGGGTTACCGGGAGAAGTTCTTTAATGGCCTCATTGGATTCTCCGTATTGGTTGTTAGAAACGTCCTTAGTAGAAGTATTTACCTTGAAAGTAAGTTTAGAGTCATCTCTACTTATTTCACTTACACCAGTAACCATGGTATTAGGTAAAGCATCAGAAGTTGCTTCCTCGGCTACCAACCTTTCTTCGTGATCATTGGTAATATTGGTAAATTTGTTATCCAAAGATGTATCTGCATCTATTCTATCTTGGATTTCTTTATCGATACGTTTACCCAAAGCTGTATCGGCAGCAATACGGGCAGCTTCTTCTGCATCGATGTTATCCTGGAGAACTTTATCTGCGGCCTTTCTTTCCTCTCTCTCTGTATTTAAGTCAGAAGTATTCTGGTCAATCTTTGCTTCTAATCGAATATCCTCAGCCTTACGAGCAGCGATTTCATTATTCAGCAAATCGGTAATGGCAGTATAGTTACCATTAATGTTACCCTGAATACCCTGAATCAATTCCAGATTACGTTGAATATTAGCAGCATTCTGAGTTACCAGAGCATTGGTAGCATTCAAGGAAGTTAACAGCTCCGTACGAGTTTCAGTTACGAAAGTTCTCAACTCATTTACCGTAGTAGTAAGAGTATTACTTAAGTTAGTGAAAGTCTGTTGCAGAGTATTATCTCCTTGTTCACGCAGATTCTTTTCAGCTTCAAGCTTATTCTCCAACTCAGTAAGCTTAGCAGTCATAGTTGCTGCAAAGTTGGGATCATCACCGAGAGCCTTAGCAATCTCGGCCAAAGTATCAAGTACCTCTGGAGCAGAGCCAATAATCTTTTGGATAGCAGCCTCTACTTGTTCAGCACTCTGGAAATCTGAATCGTTTAATAACTCAGATACCTTAGTGATGTAATTTGCATGTTCTTCGATGCCATCCAACTTGGCATATAGCAAGTCAGTGAAGTCATTTGAAGAAAGTACTTTACCGTCTACCTTATCTACCTTCTTTCCATCCATTGCCTGGTCAGCAGCAATTCGATCTGCTTTTTCCTGAGCAATAGCATTATTAATAAGGGTATCTTGGTTAGCACGTTCTGTAGCTTCCTTATCGATATTATTCTGCAACTCAGTATCACCAGCTAAGCGGTCATTCTTTTCGGTAAGTATATTTTGGTTGATACCCGCCATATCATCTTTATGGTTCTGAAGGTTGGTATCAATCTTTGCCTCAAGTGAAGTCTCTTTGGCAATTGCTCGGTCTTTCTCTGCATTAATAGCAGTAGTATTAGCATTTACCTTTGCTTTTAATTCATTCATAGCATCGGTATTACCTGCCTCTAGAGAATCAATACGAACTCCCAAAGCATTATCACCAGCAATACGGTTTTCCTTTTCTTGTTCAAGCTTAGTATTAAGGCTAGCTACCTCAGATTCCAAAGCCTGCTTAGCATTATCTAATTTAGCTGTGAACTCAGTACTCAAGGCTTTATCAGCTGCAGTACGGTCTGCTACTTCTTTATCCAAATTTACCTGAAGAACTCGGTCTGCAGCTTTTCTTTCTACACTCTCAGTATTAAGGTCAATATTGAGAGTATCGATACGAGAACTCAAAGCACTGTCGGCATTCGTACGGTCAACGATTTCCTCGTTAATCATATCCTTAACTTCCTTGTAGTTATCCCCTACAGTCTTAGTTAAGTTTGTGATTGCCTCTGAATTTCTTTCAATACTATGTTGGTTAGTAGCGATTGCCGTAGTATTGGCATTTACCTGCTCGGTAAGCTCATTACGCAAGGTATTGATAGACTCTTGCATACTCAAAGCCAAGTCTGAGATACGCTGGTTAACGTTAGCCAGACTTTGAGTATATGCTTCATCAGCAGTCTTTCTTTCGGCAATCTCCTTATCCAAGTTAGCCTGAATTACTGCATCGGCATCTTTACGGTCTTGGATTTCCTTATTAAGGTTATCTCTTACAACTCCGAGTGCAGCATCTCCAGTAGCAGACTTATTGTCTACGTATTCTTTCAATTTAGTTTCAAGGGCAGTATCTGCATCCTTACGAGCTTGAACTTCAGCAGCTACTTCAGCACTGTTTGCCTCATCCCCTGCAATACGGTCTTCGATTTCTTGGTTAACCTGTTCTGTGATTGCAGCCAATTTCTTGGTAATGGTAGCAGCAAAGTTGGGGTCATTTCCAAGGGCATCAGCAATTTCCTTAAGAGTATCAAGTACTTCTGGAGCAGAACCAATAATCTTTTGGATAGCTGCATTTACCTCTTCCTCAGTTTGGAAACCAGAATCGTTGATAAGCTGAGAAAGATGCGTAATATAATTTGCCTTTTCCTCAATTCCATCAAGTTTAGCTTTGAGTATATCGGTAAAGTCATTCTTAGTCAAAGAATAGCCTTCACGTTTATCTACTTTCTTAGTATCAAGATCTTTATCACCTTTTTCTCTAGCAGCAGCCTCGGCAGCAATAGCATTAAGCAATTGCTCCTTGTCTTCTACACCCTGCTCTTTTACATCTTCGATTTTGTGTTCAAGAACTAAATCCTGAGCAGCACGAGTAGTAGCCTCTGAATCGATATTGTTCTGTAATACTTGGTCTGCAACAGTACGGGCCTGAACTTCTTTATCAATATTACCTTGAAGAGCACTATCTGCATTGGTACGGTCTGTTACCTCTTTAGAGATTTCATTGTGAAGAACTTGGTCCTCAGAATGACGATCTACCTTCTCTTGGTCAATTTTACCTTGAAGAGCTAAAGTATCTGCCTGGCGATTAGTGATTTCTTCGTTAATCTTAGAATCCAGTACAGTATCTGCGTTAGTACGATTTGCAGTTTCTTCTGCAATCTTTGACTCAAGGGATGCCTTATCATTGATATGGAGAGTTTTAAGGTCATTTACACTTTCCTTAATCTCATTATCGGCAGCAATACGTTCATCTTTTTCCTTTTGAATAAGGTCCTTGAGTTCTTTCTCAAGTTCATCATTATCTTGATTTACCTTATCTTCAAGGTCTTTGATGTCTTCAGCATTCTTATCTACCTTCTTCTCAACTCGGTCGATTTCAGCTTTTAAGTCTGCCTTAACGGTATCAATCTTCTTATTGATTTGGTCTAACCCATATTCTAGGTTATCCTGAACTGCAGCTACTGCAGCACCCAGAGCAGCTTCGGCTTCCTTAGCACGATTAACCTCTTCGGTTAAAGCAGTACGAAGGTCGGTTAATTTATTAGTGATAGTAGTTGCAAAGTTGGGGTCATTGCCCAATGCTTCTGCCAACTCTTTAAGAGTATCAAGAGCATCATCTGCACCATCAACCAAATCACTAATCATCTGTTTAACTTCTTCCTCAGTTTGATACTTTAAGTCATTTTCAAGCTGAGATACCTTAGTGATGTAGTTTGCATGTTCTTCAATGCCATCAAGTTTAGCTTTTAACTCATCAGTGAAGTCATTCTTAGATAAGTCATATCCTTCCTTCTTATCTACCTTATTTTTGATAGAAAGTACGAAAGCCCAGAACTCATTTATAGTTCCCCCAAAGCCAGCACGAACAAAGTCATCATAGTAACCCTGTAACAACCGCTGGTCAATCTCTTCGCAGGTGTAATATTTACTTACATACATATTTATAAAATTTAAGGATTAATTACTGAACGTTGACGACCCAGTAAGAATTCCGAATCTATATCCCTGAATGGTTCTCCCTCTGAACCACAGAAGGCATTTATTGGTATATTCGGATTTTCTGGATCTACATCTCCACCGTCTTCTATATCCCCCCGTATGCAAGCATAATCGGGAAGCCTATTTACACGGAACTTTATTACCTGGCCTATACCAGGATGAGGTATTATTTTATCCCAGATATCCCCGAAGTAATCTTGAAAGCAGGTGACAAATTTGTTTCCGGTCATCGATTGAAATGCCGTTACACCATTGCCATTACCTTTCATTTCAATATGAACTCCAGAGGTACCATTGAGGATAACCAGATTACTATCAAACCAAATTCCACTGTTTGTAGTAATTGGTGTCCACCTCAGTACTAACATCTTTGCCATATACTTTATTTTTATTCTACAAATTCAACTTTGGTATCTCGGTCTCTCTTTAGGACAATCATGAAAACTAAAGCCTCATCCTTTGCCTGAGCAGTCTGAGTATCTCCAGAAGGCTTATACGTTATACCATTAATTACAAACCTATCTTGTTCCCAATTAAAATCCCAATAACCTTCCGGTGTAAGATAACCGATTTGTTCTATATAAGATTTAGAAATTAGTATTGATAAGTTTTCATCATCCAATTCTCCTGAAATAGTTGCCTTATTGATAGGCCAGTTTCTGAAAGCATTGTAGTAACATAATGCCTCGATTTGGATGTTATAATATTTAGGTATACTGTCTTCGGCATGACTGAGAAGCTGATTAACATGTTTGGCCCAGGTTATGGATTGCCTACCAGCATCCCAATCTAAGAAGTCAGTGATAATTTTCTTGTATCTATCCCAAGAGCGGTTCTTTACCATTCTCCAGGGTTCTTTTGTCATAACTTAGTTAGAATTGATTTCTTACCACCTTTCACTGGAGCACTTGGGTTGGGTCCATCTAATACTCCAGGTTGCCTTCTGTTAACTACTTTAGGAACTACGGTTCTGAATACTTCATCACAGAATGGTAAGTAGATTTCCAATCGTGAAGCTAACATACAAAGGTTCTTCCTTAATTCATCTATTAATCCACCTGGTTGCATTGCTTGAGAAAGTGTTTTCCATAGGGAACTTGTAGCATCTGCCAAGGTATCATAATATTGCACTTCAGTAGGCCCAGTAGTGATTTGTTTTACCCTATCACCTCGGGCAAGTTCGGGTTTAGAAGTACCATCACCATTCTGTTCTTTGGTAGAGGTTAATTGACTTAGGTATTCTGAAGTACTTGTTAATAGATTAAGTATCTTCACATTGAGAAAGTCCCATGCTGCCAATTCCATTATTAATTGGTTTTCTAGTGCTTCATACCATAATTCATCAGTATACTTATCTGCAGGAATTTGGTGATTTACTAGAGGACCAATATAATATTGCCATTTGGTGATGTAGATAGATTTATCTTCCCTGGTCATTCCCTCTGATATCTCTGAAGGAATATAGTGGTCGATTAAGTTATATATTGTATCGGCTAATGCCGTATGACCATAATCACAAACTACCAGAGTCTTATCTACGGTGATATCTAAACCATTAGAGTTGGTTACATGTAGGGTTACTGTATAGAAACCGGGAGTTTCATAAGAATAGGAAACATGTCTTCCACCATTGAAAACCTCTCCCTTATCATCGCCAAAGTCCCAGTCAAAAATAGATTTGGCCGGGACTTTGGATATGACTCTGAATGAAACTTCCAGACCTGACGTAACGTACAAAAAGTCCAGATTGTTATTCATATTAGTCTGTCTTATGTAATTTTCATATATTACCCTTTAGAAGAAGATTCAAATTCTTCCAGCAAAGCCTGGAGAAGTGTTTCTACTGTATCATCTTTCTCGGCAACGATTTCATGAAGACCTGCTACCAGTTTCAGTTCTTCCAGGGAATAGCCCTTTGCAAGTTTTTCAAGAGTCATGCCTTTCTTGAACTGAGCATTCAGTCTCTTATCCAACTTTTCGATGTCGGCCTCTGAATACTTTTCGATTTCTGATTTATCAGCAATGATAATCAGATGGCCAGAGGCAATTGCCTTCTGAATCTTTGGTGCACGGAATTGACGACGAGTGAGTTCTTTTTCTTCTCCTCTACAAACGGTAATACCAGTTGATTGGTCATGAAAACTGTAAGCTCTTGGTCCCACAGTTACTGTATATTTATCTTTAGCCATATTTCCTAAGATTTAAAAATGATTAAAGAGAGGATAGGTCTTTTTAGTTACCTACCCTCTCAGGGAATTTATATAGATGAAACCGGACGTCCCTTATTATTCTAGGTTAACCATCAAATAGGGGTCTACGTTCATGAACTCGGGGAAACCGAATTCTGAGAACTTCTTGTCAGCAGCCAGCAACAGAGTTGCATCCTGGTACATCTTAGAGAAGCCAGTAGTCAAGCTTGCATAGATTGCCTGAGTCTGGTTAGAAACGATTCTTTCAGATTCAAGCATCAACTGACGAGCAGTAAGCTTAATCAAGGCAGCAGATGTATCAATCAACAGCAACTGTTGGTCGGGTGTACCCGGGTGAATGTAGAAGTCAGCATTCTTGGGAACAGGAGACTTAACATTCAGGGTAGCTTCTGTAGTACCAGAGTTACGATCCTTGAATTCCGGCAAGTTCAGCATTTCGATTGCCTGGTCTTCACCACCAATCATAGTTTGGAAGTTACGTCCCATACGAGCAGCACGTACCCAAATATGCAGAAGGTCTTTGTAAGTGATACCATTAGTTGTTTCGTATACACCGATTACCGGGGCAGACTCAGAGCCATCAGGGTTGTTACCATTGATAGCAACGTCCATAGCCAGAGTATCCAGAGCATAACCCAACTGAACACCAAAATCACGAAGGTAGATTCCCAAGACATCGAGCGAAACATAGTTACGAACTTCATCAGTAAGTTTGAAACCTTTTCCGATTTTGAAGAGGCTAACCGATTTCTGTCCGAAGCTAACATCACCCAATGGGATAGTTTCTGCCTCATTAACCTTTGCAGGAGCAGCATCCGACATGTTAACCATCGGCATGATTGCTTGCAAACCATTGATTGGTTGGTCAGATGCAATGATATTCGGATAGAACGGAGCCTGGCGCATACCCAATGTGATAGCAGCACGAATGATTTCCGGAACAATCCAACGAATATTCTGTTGGGGCATTGTAAAGATGTTCTGCATCGTGTCCACTTTTGGATTGATGCCCATCTTTTCAAAAAGTTCATCTTCTGAAATACCCCATTTACCGGTAACCAATTCTCCAAAAGTTACCTCTACAGGCTTCTTGTCCTGTGAACCGGAACGAACAGCTTCCAAGCTTCTTACCATTTCCGGCAGCTCATTCATAAAATCCTGAGCCTTCAACTTTGTAATATCTATTTTATTTTCCATAACTTCTTTTCTCTTATTTGATGAGTACTTGAATTACCTCATTTGCCTCTTCTGCAGGATTAAGGGCAATGAACTGGGATGAAGTTGCTTGGTTAGCTTTTACGAATCTATCGTTAAGCAATGTTCCATCGGGAGTTACATAGCCGGCGTCGATATTTCCGTTTGATACCCAGTTACAAATCATGTAACCTTCCATAGCTACTGTTACCTCTACCGGGAAATTTCTTTGAGGTTGATAAGCAGGGTTAACGTTATCCGTTACTGCTACACCCAAATAAACTTGAGTAGCTACATCAGTGCAAGGGTAAATCAAACCTTCTTCATTCAAAGCTACTGGCATACCCTGTACGATTTTCTCTCCAGCTTTAACATTGAAAGCCTGGTGCAATTTGTGTGACTCACTTTTGTAAATCACCGCTCTCGGGGTTCTTTCCCCAAAGAGAGTAAGTTGCTGAGGGTCGTTTACGATTTTAGTTTTTTCCATAACGCGGATTATTTATATTAGTTATTTGATTTTGTTTCGATACAAGTTATCGATTACATTCTTAGTACTCGGAGATTCTGAATTCCGTTGGGTATCAGTACCCTGGGTTCCAGTTTTACCCTCGGTATCATCCTCAGCAATTGAGGAAGCACGGTTGACGTCCTTAGAACCACATTTTGAGCAAGTGAGAGGGAACTTCTCTTCCAAGCGAGCTTGGTAATCCTTGGTCAAGGAAATAAGAGTAGTAATACCAGTAGTCTCGGCATTGAGCATCGTAACAATTGTCTCATCTACCTTATCACCCATCAACTTCTTGTAGGTTTCTACGGCATTTTCACGTAGAGAAGCAATGTGATTCTTTCCTACGGTTGCCATTTCCTTCAAGTTAGCTACTTCGGCATTCAAGTTGGTAATCTGTTCCGTAAGAGAAGTTTTCTCTGTAGTAAGATTATCTACTGAAGTTTGCAATTCGTTTCTGGATGATACCAAAGTCTGAATGCAGGCAATTACATTTTCCTGATTCATCTCTTTACCTTCTTCCAGGGTAAGCATGTTATCCCCAAAAAGGCTTTCAAGAAATTTTAGTAATTCTTCGTTCATGTTATTTTTATTTGAATGATTATCCTTGGCATCATTATCATTAAAAGAACCCTGAGTATCGTCCTTTTCTTGATATGATGTTAAATCCGATTTGTAATCAGTAAAGAAGTATTGCTTCGATTTATCATCTCTGTATTCTTCATAAGATGCCCAAGTTCTTTTGGCAAAGGTTGGGTTAATGATTTTACCATCCGAACCAATTTTCTGGGCAAATGAATCAGCACCATGTGAAACTAGTGAGGTCTCAAGGTAACGAACAATTTCAGTAACAATTCTACGTACCATAACTCCCTTAGAGTCATAAGTACCCAGTTTCTGATAAAATTCGTTATCTTCCATTTGGGGATGGGATTTATCCCACTTAAATTGTACAGTAACTGAATTACTATGAATTGAAGGAGGTTCCATAAGGATGCCTCTAGCAATTCTTGGGTTTGCCTTACCATCGATTTTCAGAATACCGTTGATACCAGCGGGTATAGTAAAGCTACCGTCTTTATAGGATTCCTGCCACATTACTTGTGATACAGCACCAATAGCATTACCGATGTTGGTTTCATGGTCACAGTTTACTGTTTGACCAAGCAACATCTTCATAGAAGCCTTTAGTACTCCATTCTGACCAAAGTCTGTCGGGTTCCAATTCTTAGATACAATCGTTTCTGAAAGTAATCTGAACATTGGTTCGATAAACTCTTCGTCCTTAGGAGTTAGTTCCGATTTGTCTAGGTTGGGATAGTAAGTATTATAATCTATATCCCCTCCCCAAAACCCAAATTGAGCAATGGAATCCGGTGTAGGATTTTTCCATTTGTAATAATTCTCTGAGAAAGCCTTGGCTCCCACTGCTTCTGGGATATACCCAGCCATAATGGTATGGCCTTGACCTATCACCATAGAATCAAGATGCTCTTTGTTTTTCTTTGTAAATTTACTCATCTTGCTTTAGTATTTTGGTCTCCTCGAGAAGGAGCCGGGTTATTCTTATCTCTTGACCTACGAGCAGATTGGTTTTTATCATCTTGCCTTTGTTTCTTCTTAGTTCCTTCTTGGGGGTCTATATTACCTCCCTTAGCAAATTGGTCCTCAAGTGAAACTCTTGGTTCTTTCTCATCAGGAGAATCATAACCCATTGCCCAAGCATATTGCTCTTGACTAATGATACCAGCCTTATACAATAAGTCAAGGTTCTGTATCTTATACTGAAGACCTTGTTGGATTTTAACTTCATCAGAAACTGTAGAAGTTCCCCAATCAATCTTCATCCCCTTATTATTAAAGCCTGCCAGACGCAGTTCTAGAGAATAAAGTCGGTCTAATACATAAGCTACAAGCATTTGGATATTTTTTAACTGGCTAATCATCTTAGACAGCATTATACCAGTTGCACCTTCACCAGTAGTAGATGATACCCCAATGATAGAGCCATTAACTCCCAACCCATTTGCTACAGATTGTTGGTTCATATTCCAAGGCTTCTCGATATTACCGAGCTCCTTAGTAGTAGAATTTAGTTTGAATTCATGGTCATCTATGTAACCAGCAACTACCCCATCCTTCATACCCTCTTTAACATTACGTTTAAGGATATTGAGTTCATGGTATAATCTAGATTCATAAGCTTTGATACTCTCGTTGGGTCTTTGTGGAGATTTCTGCATCTTAGCTTCTAAGAAACCAACCATACCACAAATCTCCATGATATGTTTGAAGTTAACCTTCATATCATTCTGACCCTTGAGAGAATCCAATGCAGGCATAAATGGAGGAACTCCATAAGGTTCATCCGTATCATTGAACATACCAACATAGAAATAGGTTTCTGGGTTAAGCTTAATGTAATCTTGTTGCTTAACAAAGAAATTCATATTCTTTTGGTAAGGAGCATACACCCCATTTAATTCACGTTTAAACTTGATGTGTTCTGGCTTAAGGAATAATACAGTAGCCAAACCATCAAGCTTATCATTTGGTACTCCTTCTACGGATATTGCCCCACTTACAAGAAGTTGAACAATCATTTTATTAACTAAACCATCTATACCAGCAGTATATCTGGTCCATCCCTTGGTGGCTTTCTTAAGATGTTCTCTCATCTTTGAAGCCTCTTCATCGGTATTATTAGGGAAAGTTACTGTATGACTGGTGTTAGCTAACTTAAACATATCTTGCAATGCAATGCCCATATCAGGATTTACCTTATATAAATCCCGAATTAAAGGTATCACATCAACACGAAAAGAGGGTTCAACTAATTTAGTCAACCCTTGTAATGATGTAATTAAGTTATCGCTATCATCGTCAACTGAAACCCTACCAGGCGAAATCGATGTGGCAGGCTTCTCCTCTTTATTAGAGGATGTACCATTCTTGGGAGGGTCCTTCTTACGTCCCCAACCCCAACTAAAATTGAAGTACTTTTTCATCTTGGTTGTACGATTACGTTAGTTTTTCCTTTCCTTATGTGATTACATATTGCTTTTCCAAAGATATCATCATCGGCATATACATCTCCTTCAAGGTCTACATCTACAGCTGAATTGTTAGCCCTATGTTTACCCATTGCAACAGGTCTACCTAAACCATCATAGATGAAAGTATAAGCTTCTTGTACAAAGAATGGGTCCTTAATGATTACATGATCTAATCGAATATCTTCTTCCAAGTTCTCTATTATCACTGAACGATTCTTTTGGGTGGTTAACCAACCAGGGGATTTATCCATTTCAGGTCTACTTTTACCTTTTTTCTTTAGCATCTTCTGGTAGTAGTAAAGGTTAGGGTAGCCTTCGTCTTGAAGCTTAGAAGTTACTGATAAACCAACGTCATTGGATTCTGGAGCTATTACTGCCCAGTTAAACAACTTCCCAGTATCACCAAGTAACTTAGCATAAGCTCCCACTGCCATTCTTCCCTTATATACTACTTGTTCTTCTCCTAGCTTATCCATACAAGTAAATGAAGAGTAGTCAGAAGCTCTACCAGTTGAAACGTCTGCACCAATGAAATATTCTTTATCTGATTCGGGTTCACAGAATTGTCGGTATTGACCATTAAATCTCTTCTTAATAACTGGGTAATCACTAAGGCAGTCTTCGATAGCTTTAATATCGGCTAAGTCGAAGACTGTATTACCAGATGATAAGAAGTCACCATCAATTTCTTGTGCAGTTCGTTTTGCTCCCAAAGCAGAAGACATTTGGTTATACCAATTGATATCTCGTTCTGGGTGCATTTGCCAGTATAATCGAATTGGGTTAAAAGGATTACCTCCTGCAATGGCATCTACCCAAGTTGAGTGATAGAAATTACCAACTCCATAGGGAGTGGAATTGACGATGGCAGCTCCACCAGTGGAAAGAGTAGGGAATGCAGCAGCCCAAATTTGAGCAGCCCATCTTACTACTGCTGCCTCGTCAATTACCAGAAGAGAAAGGGATTCCGAACGACCGGCTTCGGATGATGTCGGAATAGATTCAATGAATGACCCATTATCAAATTCTATCATGGAAGCAGAGCCATATTCACCAGCTCTACCGTTGATTATGGGAGTTTGAAGGTACCATGGAAGATTCTTGTACATGAACTTAATCTTCTTAAGCACCTTCTTAGCAGTGGTATCCTTGATAGAAATAATGTTTATCTTTTTGTTGGGATGGTACATCGCCAACCAAAGACAGTACATAGAAATCAATTCTGTAATACCTGCCTGACGAAACTTAAGGATGATATTGAATCGTTGGGCAATGAAGTTGTAGAGAACCGATTTTTGAAATGAGTATAAATCGAATCTTACCTTTCCCCTTACTGGATGTATCACATAGCAAAAAAGGCTAAAAAAGAAAACATCACTAGAAACTCGGGATAGGTTTGATAGCTCTTCCCGAGTTAATGTAGTTCTAGTTTCTGAGATAGTCTTTGCCATTACTTAAAAGTTATACGTTATTTGAAATTCGATGTCAGTACCTATACCAGATTTTATCTTTGGGTAGTAAAAGGTATTGACTCCGAATTTGTAATTAAATCTCTTAGTCTTGATTGAAAGACCAGCTCCCATATCGAATAGATTATTGAAAGGTCTATATTTGCCATAAATGTATGGACTAAGTGATAACCTTGCAACTTTCTTCCGAGTTAATTGACCTTCATACCAGTTGTAGTTGTACTTATCTAAGTCGATTGGGAATAATCTAGTTGAATAAGTGTTAGTCTCCTTATTGAACAGACTTAAGTTCAACTTATCTTTCTTCAAAACAATTTGAACCAGGGAATCTTGGTTACTGATAACTGGCTGCCTTAGCATGGAATCAGGAAAGAGAGTTGGCTGCTTATTATCATGAACTAAGATTTTACCTGGTTCAATTTTTTCTGAGTACTTCTTCTCTGGTTTGAAGGGTTTCTCTGTGTATACTGTATCTGGGATTTCATTGACCGCTAGTTCCAGGGAATCAACCTCTCGAGAAAGTTTGTAATTCCTGAAGCAAAGGTAAATAGTAAATCCTAGAAATACAATAAACAAGGCCCTCTTTAAATTCTTCATGGTAATTTCGCTTTTAGTGAAACTCTGGTACTCACTCGTTTCCTTGTTTTCCCTTAACAATCCCTTTCTTACCTTCAGAGTTGATTTATGATTTATAGGATTATAGCTTTCTTTACCAGAAAGCACTTTCCTAAAAAAGAAAAACTTAATAAAAAGAAAAAAGGGTTTTCAAAACAGCTCAATTTAGCTCAGTTTTGATGAGTCAATTTTCTTGAGGCAACGTTTGAACCATAATCCTACTTCATAAACCGAGCCCTTGGCAATTGTGTATCTTGCCTTGTTAAGCCAATAATGGTGATCCTTAAAATCCTTTTCAGAGGTACCCTGGTTTTCATGAAGGTAAATTCTGAATTTCTTTGGGAATCCCATGATTGCCTTAAAATCCTCAACCCCCAAAGGATAACCGTCTGGTCTGAATTGCCTATCTGCAGGTCTTAAGGTTAGTGGAGGTTTATCATACTCCAATCGATATACTCCCGGGAGAGTATTCATCTTTGCCGTTTTGATAGGCCATTTCTTTTCATCTTTGAAATCTCTAACCCAAAGTCGATGTATCTTTGCTACAGTTAGATTCTTTTTCTCAGGCAATTTTCGATAATCATACATTGCCAGAGTTTTACTAATCCAAGGGATTTGATTGGTATCATCTTCTGAAGAAAACGTGAGGGGTTTAAGTAGATTTCTAGTAATTGTTGGGTTTTTTACTTGAAATACTTCATTAAAAGCATTCAAGTATTTCTTACCGGTCTTTTTATGTACTCCAATGATAACTAAACGCTTCCTAGATATCTGAGAATTTCCATAATCAAAAACTGACCTTTCGTGAAAAATAAGTTTATAGTCCTTAAAGGTTTCCTCAAAAAAATTCTTGGGAAGCAAGGATAGCAGTCTTGGTAGATTTTCTATAAGAAATATCTTAGGCTTATACTTGAGTATCGATGAAATTACTAGATTGAGACTACGATTATCTTTTGGATTGCCCAATTCTTTTACTTTAGACAGCCTCATTACTGAAGATGAGCCACAATCCGGGCTTGATATAATTATATCTACTTTCTCATCGAACTCTTGTAAACAAAAGCCCTTATAGAATGGTATATCACCAAAATTTAACTTCCATTGACTTTCGCAATTTGTATGAAAAACTCCTCTTATTTCTATATTCCCTAGCAAATTTTCCCTAAAAGGGAACAGGAGTGCACCCTGTCCAGCGCACACTCCCAATACCCTTAACTTTTTCATTTCTTGTAACTTCTCAATTTGATATATTTAATCCAAGCAAATGGTTTACGGTCTTCCAAATAACTCAGATTTTTATCATTATTGTGAGCTTCTTCTTCAAAACTTACATCATGATACCTTTCATTCTGTTTATCCCATTTGGCAAAACACAGAATGAGAAGATATTCGATAATATACCAAAGGTAGAAGAGACCAAAACAGAGAACTACTACCCACCAGAAGGATATATCGAATAATACCCAGAGTATGATACCAAGTATCAAACCGACTATACTACACTCAATCTGTTGTACCTGATGGATTCTCTCATGGTTGATATCATCCGGTTTACACTCCTCTACTCTATGCTTGAAAAAAGAGTTGTACAACATAGTTATTGCCTTGTAACTGGGGAAAAGGAATACCTTTGCTACCCAGCTGTTAAAATGACATCTTTTCATAACTTATCTTTGAAATTTTCGTAAGCATTTCTTAACTTTTGGTCATAGGCATTCTGGGCATACCCAGGACCATTATACTTTCTGGCAAAGCCAGCCCAGTCTTTTGCTTTGAGTTCTTTCAAACAACCAGAGTTATTCATGAAATAATACATGAGTTCCAATTGTTTCTCATGAGATTCAGACATCTTGTGAACAAATTCGAAGACATCTTTACATCCACAAAGGCGGTGATTGAAGCCCATAATTTGGAACATACCCCAACTGGCAGACTTCAATGCACATTCCTCATCAATTTCTTTGGCTAATTCGAGTCTCTTATACTCGTGTACACCTCCCAAATACTTCGATTTATCCCATTTAGGGAAGAAAATCGTAGAATATCTCTTACAAAGGTAAGCTAAATCTCTGTCAGGGAATTTCTTATGTACTTCTTTGTACATAATGTGACCCTCAAAGAGAATTTGAGGCCTACCGTCAGCTAAAAACCCGTCTCTACCGGCAGCTTCCACCAATTGGACAGCTTTCAATAGGGCAGGTTCTAAACCTAAGCGAATAGCAAGGTCTTTAATCATTTCATTTGTTAGTTTATCCATAACTTATCAGTTTTAATGGTTCAATTTTAGTAACAAAAGTATTGCTTATAACCCATTTTCAATATGTTTCGAGGTTCTATTATCATATATAACTTATAAAATAATGCAATATGGACAAGAAAAATGAGTGCCAGATATGTGGCAAGCCCATTAATTTAGAGGAATTTGATGAAACTCGGGAAATCCCTCAACTTATGGCAAGAAAACAAATTTGTTTTCAATGTGCTTTTTGGTCTAATCGATTAGCTTATGATAAAGAGCTTGAGAAAGAGGGTAAAATTGCGGTAATTACTCCAGATTATTCTCACTGGGTAACTAAAATTCCCGGAAATATTTTAATGGTGCCCTCGGCTTTTGGTGGTATTTACCAAACTAAACTCCAACCAGTAAACACTCTGGGAGTTATTGATGAAGATCGAGAGAAGCTTTTCATTATCCGTTATAATAACATCGCTCACCAAGGCACTATACCAGAACATCTAAGAAAGCTTTTTAAAGTAAACGGAGTAATTCTATCTCCACAGGAATACAAAATGCTAGAAGATTACCGAGGCAATGCCTATGAATTTATTAAAAATATGATTGATAATGCAATAAATAAGAAATAATTTCGTATATTTGCATAAAGAAAAATTCTTAATAAATAAAGATATGAAAAAAGAAAAGAAAGAAATCAAAAAGCTTAAAGAGGGGGATGAGGTTCTCTTCACCTTATCTGGAAGACCCATCATTGAGAAAGTTACAGTGGAATCTATTGATAAAAAAGGTGGATTCGCAATGCTCAGTAACCGAGTAAAAGTTGCAAGAACCTTGGGTCCTGATGATACATACCCAAGATTGGATGGGCAAAAGGGAGAAGTTCGTCCGCTTACCGAAGAAAATGAAAGAGTATTCCTTGCATATAAGGCCTATTTCTCAATTAAGAGAAACATAGAATTACTTGATAAGGAGATGAGAAGTATGAAAGATACAGATGCTTTCGATATGATGATTGAATTTGATAAGAAGCTTACCAAGATTATTAACAAATACTTCAAAGAACAATGACTACGGTATTAGCAATAATTTACTTGGTATGTTTGCCATTCACGGTATTTTTTGTAAGGGCTTGCTTGGATTATTTACCCTATACTCACAAAATACACTCTCTCGTTTTATTTATATCGGTATGGATAGTATTACCTCTATTTCCGATTTATCTATTAATCAGATACATAAAATACAAATTACTATGAGATACTTTTTTGACAGAGATGGTAATTATGCTGGGTCATCAATGCAAGGGTGGGAGATTCTTCTCCTACTCTTGTTCCCAGTTGCTTTAATAATTTTCCTCGTATTCTTACCCTTCTATGTATTTCATAAATACAGTTCTAGAGAAGAGGATAAAAAATACGAGGAAGAACATCCAGAAATACTAAAAGTAGATTCTTATATTACCTGCTGGTATCCATGGCATAGATATTCTGTTGCATATACACTGGCTCTTATATTCTGGGTAATTGCTTTTATAATTGGGATATTATCTTAATACAGGTATTAAGTTGGAGCTATCCAATAAAAATTCAAATCTAATGGATATTTTTTAGTGGGGTTAAACCTACTGGAGAGTATAGGAGTATCACTGCTAGCAGAGGGAGTTGAAACTTTTGTAAGAGTATAGGAACCCAATCCAGTTGTTTTTGTTGTAAAGTATGAATTACTTGGTAAATTGTAGCTAGGATTAAAAGCATTACCATTCTTATCAAGGCAGGACCAAGACAACATTTCGAAATTTCCCGGGTACATGTTAGAAATATAGACATTAATAGCATATCTATTTTGATTTACTATCCAATTCTTATATAGGGTACCATCGGCCATAGATCCATCTTCGTCACTAATATTAGTAGTAACCTTAAAAAAAAGCACTCATGTCTACTCCATGGAGGGTTATAGGATTAAAACGTATTTCCCAATATTCTTTTTCTTCGGGAGTAGTAAGGTGTAGATTTATTTTATTACCAGATTCATTTTGTGTAAGTATACAAAGCCCAGAAGTACCGTCATTTTGTGCAGTAATCTGAATCTCATTGTTACTTTTGTCTTCCTCCAGAATATAGTTCGGGGTATTGATGCTAGCAGAATAACCAACTTCAATAACCCCGGACAATTTGCCATTTACATACTTAGTTTTCTGGGATTGGATATTCCATCTCTCAGAGTTTCCCTGTCTTATTTCTGCATATACATCTTGGGTGGATCTCCCCCCCCCCTAATTTAAGAACTTTATTTTCCATAATGTATAATGTTTTTAGATTGATACTGTTCCTCCTGCACTTGGTACTATAAATGACCCCTCTAATGTCCAGGTAGCACCTGATTTAGTAAATACAGCTACTTTATCTCCAGTAGTACATTCTATTCGAGAACCAGGTTCTGAGTCATTGGCCTCGAATGGAATCCTCATAGTAGCAGTACCAGTTGCTGAGATACCCTGTATATACACCCGATCTGAAGATGATGTATTCTGTGGCTTAGCTCCCTTGCCAAAGAGATAGTAGCCTGTACCTGTGGGCAATCCAGAGAGAGTGAATGTTGTTGATACTTGTGACTTCTGAGTTACTGGTATACTAAGGTTAGCATCCCCACAGGTTAAGAAGATATGCCCTGAACGGTTAGCTCCAGTTTGATTACTCGATAAAGCGGTCAGGGATAACATGTAATGGTTCTCAGTATCCGTTGCCTCAGTGGATACTGAGCACCAATCGGGAGCATTACCCACATGGGGAGTTTCTGGCTTTTTAGACCCATCACTACCCTTTAAATAGGCCATCACAATGATTTGAGCAGTATTATATTTATTACTACCTAAAGGCAATGTGTTTGAAACCATTTTTATGTATCCACTATAGGTTACACCAGCCTCTTGAGTTACTGTGAGATTGATTTTGTTATTAGACTCATTTTGGGCAAATATCAGAGTAGTAGACCTTGAGGACCCAGTATTTTTTGAATAGTTAATTTCTACATCTAAGTAACCATCTCCAACGGTAACTCCTCCCCAAATAGCCCAACTTACGGAGGCTGAGCTCAAAGTACAAGAGGGTGTAGAGGTTGAAACTACTTTGCCATTTACCAGTTTCTTTTTGAGGGAAGTGATACGGTAGGTTATAGTACCACCCTCTGAAGATACAGTATCTGTACCTGTATCTGTAATTGCACGTGCTAGTTTGAATAATGTTTCTTCCATATCTTTATAAGTTTTTGGTTTATAGAAAGAACTTTGATATTGTAATCTACCAGATGGATAATCCGAAGTCTATGATATTATATAATCAATATAAAGAATTATGAGAAAGTATCAGTATCAGATTTACTACCATACAAGCAGAGGAAGGTACTTCATTAAGATTAGGTATTCCTTCCTGGGATTGGTGTTTTGGCTTACACTTAGAGATAAGTATTCGAGTAATATAGAAACCTTCCTTGATAAGGATAAGGCAATTGAAAGGGCAGAAGATTATTTAAGATATTTATACCTAAAGAGAAAAAATAGTAGGGTGTTAAAGGTTACTGGGAGAATAGATATTACCAGTAGGTTAAAATCAGTGAGGGAGGATTATTAAGATGGTGAAGGTTGAAACAATTAGGGATAATAATGAAAAGAGGATTCTTAAATGCCAAGAGGATAATCGGATTTGGTATCAGATATGGATTACCCAATTGGATATGAATTGTATAGAAAGATATTTTGATGAGTATGGTGAAGTTAAGAGATGGTGGTTAAGGAATCTTCAACAGTATTATGTTTTCTTTTATGAGAAGAAAGGTGGTAAGGTTCGAGGAGTTCTTGGGAAAGATAGGACTAAGGATTTAATTCGTGCTATACTTTAATTAGTTGCCAGGGATGTTAGGTCTCTGGCTTCTTTGTGTGTTATGTGAGCATGTGTGGTTGTGGGATATCTAGGTATGCCCTTAATACGAGGAGTGATTTTTGTGTGGTACTAAAAATGTGTATTTGCCTTCAAGGTACCCCTTAATGTGAGGGCTTCGAAAGTTGTGGTACTAAAAGGGGAGTACGGTTCCCTTAAATTTAACATTTAAAAATAAAAAGTAAGGGACAAATAAAAATGTTTGTCCCTTTGCTTTCTTAATTATTTACTAAATGATTGTTTAAATTTTCTTCAAATTGTTCGTCTAAACAATAACATAAGTATAGTAAAAAAGTTTTAAAAGAAAATTTTTTATAAATTGTATATTCAACTTCATTTAAATAGTCCATGCTTATTTGTTCAAGCAATAGAAATTGCTCTACATTAATTAATTGAAAAGTTTGCACGTCAATAATAGTAGATATTATTCTATGATTTGGTTTTAAAAGAATATAAACTACAAATAAAGCACTAACAAAAACTACTAATAAAATAATAAACAAACTAAATAATAACATAATAATTTTATTTTTATGATAGGGAATAAAATTTATTCCCTATCTGATTAATACTTTATTTGATTGATTTTTTTACAATCTCAAGCCCTTTTATTAATATCTCTTTCTTTTCTTCTTTAGTGTTTTCGCTTGCAATTGAAGAAAAAGAAAAATCATTTAAAACATAGACTTGTTTATAAAAGTCTATAAAGCCGTCAATTAGTTTTTTATCTGCATTGTTTGCAATCGTGGAAAGAAAATTGAAAGTTACATTTCTGAACTTTTTGCGTAACGATTTGATTTGCTTTTCGTTTGCACCCTCAAAAAGTTCTTTTTTGTAAATTTCTGTTTTTGTCCCTAAAGACGTTTTGAAAAGTCCCGCGTTTTTTTCTTTTACGCTTTTCAATACGTCTAAAGCAATTAAACTATTTGCTTTTGCGTTTGCACTTGCTTTTTCTACATTCACGTTATTAATTTGCTTTTTCATAATTAAATTGCTTGAAAGTTTTATTATTTATTATTTTTATTACCTTTTCAAATAGACTTTCAAGACTTTTTAAACTATTCTAATAAGGTAGTATTTATTTCGTTTCTGTATTGCAAATATAAGAACTATTTTTTAATCTACAAAATTTTTAGAAAATTATTTTCTTAAAAAGTTTTAAATAAAATTTTTCAAATATCTTTTTGTTTTTCTCACATTGCAAAGATACGGACTTTATTTTAATCTACAAACATTTTCAAGAAAAATTTTTGAGAAAATGAATAATTTTATTTTCAAAATTATTTTTGTGAAAAATTCATAAAATAGAAAATATTGTGCACTTAATATTTGCACTTAATTTTGGAGGTTCACAAGGGAAATCTTCGCACGCCTTGTAGTGGGCATATATGATATGTATATGGAATAATCCTATATGGCCTATGCCTGTCCTCTTGAGAGTGTATTATATACCTGTATATTGAAGGCCATTAATCGACTAAGGTGATAAAGAATTAAGGCCCTTAAGATATATCCCTATTATTGCCCTCTATAAACCTATTAGGTCCTAATTCAATAAGGCCATATAGGGACTATGGTAAGCCTATAGAGATTAGGATAGCCTATAATGGCTTACTAAGTTAGCGTAAGTAAAAACCCAGAACCTAAGTTAGGCCTGGGGCAATGTAGTTAATCCTTGAATAGGTAGAAGGTAATAACCATAGGCCTTATAGGTATCCTCGGCAGTATCGGTATCAGCCATAGGTTCCTCTTCGAGAGAATTGAAGGTAAAGAATTCATCGTCGGTATTATAGTATACCAGAATTTCGGTTACCTTAAAATCTTGGATTAGGTTAGTTAGGTGTTCGAAGTAATCGGTCTCATCGTAGTGAAAGTCAGTGATAGAATTATCATAAGTATTAGCGATATACTGATACCAAGGATAATATGAGTCATAAGTGCAAAGATAGGCTAGCAATGAATTAATGATTGCCTGTGGATTCTTCTGTCTGAATGATGCTTGAGATGTTTTCATATCGGTATATTTTTAAATGATTAATACTTTATTTTTCTCTATGCAAATATACATATAATATATTATATATGCAAATAATGCTGGGGTACCTTTAGGTTAATTTGCCTTAATCCTTGAGGCCATGAATGGAGATTGCCATTTACCTTCCCTACCTATACCTAATATTATATAATACCTAATGGCTCTAGGCAATCTAGGTACCCCTAAATCACAAAATTGTCCTAGAATACAAAAGTTAATGCTAATATAAATACTAAGCAAATAAATTACATACTTACTAGGAATATTACCTAAATATGCCCCATGAAAGCCTTAAATCCTATAAACCATTTAGCCATAAAACCTAATATCCTATTTACCTAACCCCAACCTATATGTATTATATAATACCTAATATAATAACTTGGTGAAGGCAATCAAGGTAAATTAATAATGGCCATTAATCGACGATGTACTAAAGCTATACTACCTACATACATAGAAGCTACATAACATATCTGTATTATATAATCACCTACCTTCGAATTACCTTGAATGCAATCTATAATATAATACATATAAAGGGTACTCATGGCAATCGGATTTAGGGGCCATTAATGGTCGGATTTATTTGCCTTTTTAGGCCTTTTTGAGTTTGCCTTTAAAGTGTGTAGTAGAGCTATATGGTATAGTGGCTATATAGTGAGTTGAGTGGCTTTGTATAGTAGAGGGGTTATCACTTGCCTTGTTTGCCTAAATCCCCAAAACCCCCGGTGAGGTACCTTGATATATGTATTAGGTATTATTATATTAGTAGATGGTATATTAGTTATAGAGGGGATAGGTAGATATTGTACCTTAGTTAGCGTTAGTATGATTTTGTTTTATTTTTGTGTTGGGTGGTGTGGGAGGTACCCGGTTATTTATTCCAGGTACCTTGTGGGTATTTATTCGATTAGGTATACCTGTATGAAGGCATATACTAAAAAGATTATGATTACATTGATGAATTTCTTTGTTAGGTAGGCTTCTTCATTTAGGATTAGAAGCCAGATCGTTACGATGAGTAGGATTAGTAATTTCATAATTTTTAGTATTATTATATGTATCTTAGTATAATCCTATATGTGTAGGATACCAGGATTAGTGATGGGGTGTATAGGGTTAGTATTAGGGTTTGTGAGATGATATACCTTATTTTGTTTGTTGGGGGGGGGGGGGAGCTTGTCTACTGATCATATCCCTTGAATCC